CATGATAGAACGCTGGGGGGGTAGTTCCCGGGAATTTCCTGTGGCAATCGAATCTTGTGATAGGGCTCTGAGCTTCCCATGGACGGGGAGGGAGGGGTGCTGGTAGGGTGAGGGGATGGAGAAAACTGACTGGCCCGGAATCTTTCGTGGCCTGCTGTGCGGACTGGTGGTTGGCTTTCTGATCGTCACCTTTGTGCGAGGGAGCCGCAAGTGAACAGATGCTCGAAGGAGCCGACACCCTTCCAGGCGCTGTGCAGCGTGTGCTGCCGGCTGTTTGGAGGGGTGTCCGGCTTTGACACGCACCGCGTCAACGGGGCGTGTGTGGATCCCAGCAACTACGGCTACGTCGAGATGGAGGGGGTCTGGCGTCAACCCATGGATCATGACAAAGTGAAGATGTTTCGGACTCGCGTGTCGGGTACCCGGAAGAGGACGTGATGGTGTTGAAAACGATCGGGACGTACAACGCCTTCTGGATGTCAGCGGTGTGGGAAGCCCACCTCATCGCCAAGAGGCAGGGACGCCGTCAGCAGGTACGGATGATGTCGACCTACATCGACTACCCGGCCTTGAAGTGGTATCCCAGCGTGCGGCCATCGAGGCGCAATGCCCCGGCCAGCTAACTTCCTGCGCGAAGGCGCAGAACACTCGGTGGGTCCCCGCGACGCCTGGATCCACCAAGCAGCGTGTGTGGAGTGGGATCCGGAACTGTGGACCCACGTCCACGATCACGCTGGGCACGCCTCATGCCAGCACGGTCTGGCCCGTCACATCTGCCGCACACACTGTCCAGTCCAGGCCCAGTGTCTGGCGAAGGCGTTGGAGTTTCCACAGCAGTGGGGCGGCATGGTGATGGGCGGCGAGTACTGGGGTGGCCGGTCGAAGATGCGCACGACACCCGACGGTCGGCAGCCCGAGTTCCGACGCACATGCCGCGAGTGCAGACTTTAAGGACATGCCATGAGGCCCCGGTCGTGTTGACCGGGGCCTCATCAATACCAGGACGGCTTGGAAGTGCCGACCCTAGGTCGTACTACCTCCGACGCCTCCAGGGCTCCAGATTGTTCACGCGCCGGCCCACGTTGTACTCCTGGACGGCGAGCCGAGCCACCGCCATCGGCACCGTGGTGCGCTCCAGCTTCGCGTACGTCTGTGCGTGGTCGTGCAGACCCTCGGGACCACCGGAGTAGTCCTTCAGCTTCCGGATGAGGATGTCGGTGTCCACGCGGGCACCGTACTCGGCGAACAGCGCCGCGATACCCTCCAGGACGACACCACGTGCCGCGTTCTCCTGCACACCCCACGCCCGGTTGACAACCAGCAGCGTCATGGTGATCAGGTTCGGGTCAGCCTCAACCTGCTTGGAGAGCTTCCAGATGCGCTGCAGCGAGCCGATGGCGGTGATGTTCGCCGGTCCCGCCTGCGGGTCAACCTTGAACCCGTACTCGCGGGTCAGCCGGTCGATCTCCACGGCCATCTTCTCGCCAGCCGTGACCTGCACCTTGTGCTTGTCAATGAGGCGAGGCTTGGTGGTGTTGTTGAGCAGCAGGAACAGTTCAGCCTCCTGCTCCAGGGTGAGCCCGTCGTAGACGTGGCAGGGAACCTCACCCGCGTTGTCGGTGATTCGACGGGCGGCGTCCACCCGGTGCTGGCCATCGATGATGACCATGGTGACCGGGTTGCGACGGGACACGGAGATGACTCCGAGACCGGCCGGGTTCCAGTTGTTGAAGATGGTCTGCGCCTTGGCGGGGTTGAAGACACGCTGCACGCGCGGGTCAACCTCCAGGTCACCGACCTTCAGCAACTCTTCGGTGAATTTGTACGGACTGGTGGTACTCGTGTCATTCATTCTCGTTGGTCCCCTTTTCATTGACATAGTGTTGTAGGTTACGAGTTACGGTGAACAGTTCCGTGTTGAGCTTGCGAATCTTTTGGAGCGCTTCCTTGGCCACATCCAGTGGCACTTCATCTCTCATCAGGCCAAGTCCCTTGAGGGACTTGAGGATCGGTTCCATAACCGGTCCGACACCCGTGAGCGTGTCGATCTGCACCTGCGCGGACGGACCAAACAACTCGCGCTTCATCTCCGCGCGGAACCTGTTGTACGCGCCGTACACAGTGAAGCCCTCGAACACAATCTGGTCGCGCCAGTACTGCGCCCGCTTCTGAAACGGTCCAGGCTCAGCGGCCCGCTTGAAGATGCCCCGAACTGCCTGCAGGTACGTTGACGAACCCAATCCCAGCGCCTCAGCCAAAGCCGAACGCGAAGGATTGCTTACCTGCCTCGGGTTGGGCACATGCTTATAACCTGGGGTTTTCCCACCTTTGGGAACCTTCGGCTTGTTGCGTGTTGCCATGCCATATTCTTTGCGCTTGGCAAACATCAGGTCCTGTGTGCCCTCCAACAGTTCCCACACCCGCAAGGGTGTGAGGGGCCGCAGGAACGGGTTCGGCTTGTTCGCCTCGGCGATTGCCTGCACCGCCTCGTCGTAGCTCATGGCCACGGTCACAGGAACCGGGTCAAAACCTTGACGCTTGGCGCACACGTATCTGCGATACCCGTCAATGAGAACATTGTTCGGGTCCACCAGGATGGGCACAAGAATTCCGTGCTCACCGATGTTTTTGCTCAGATCATTGAGGTCATCGTCGCCCATGATGGTTCGGTTATTCGGGACCACAATCTCGTCGATCTTCATCTCAATCAAGTACACACCTCCATCACCATTATACACCCACCCGGGGAGCCCTGGGAGGGGAGCAATGTCCACGGTACATCGAGGTGCTCGTGTCCGCAACAACCTTCAGGAAGAAATTTTGAAGATCATTCCAGTTCGGGCATCATGAACGTGCCCTTCACCGAGGCGTGGGCTGAACGCCGGATCCCGTTGATCGTCGTTGGGGTGAGGGTCAGACCTCTGCCACTGAACGACAGCCGGTCCCTGAACCTGCGGCTACCGAAAGCTCTCTCGCCCACTTCCCGTGCCCACTCGGCGTAGATGACTTGAAGCTCTCGGCTGGAGATGCTGCCCGTCGGATCGAGCACCAGCACGCCCTCGGAGATGCGGTCCTCCAGGAAGCGGACCACCGAGTCCGACGTCTCGCGGTGTGTGGTGGCAGCGGCGCGGATCTCCTCAGGCTCAGCCAACCCGTCCTCCAGGTATGCGGTGACGCCGTCCAGGATCCAGTTGAGGACGCCGGCAGCCTCCTCCTTGCAGATGACCTCGGCCAGGTTGGAGATGGCCTCGTCCTCGCTGATCTGGGTGGTGAACGGAATCAGCTTGGCCCGGGTCCAGATGGCGTTGTCGTCGCTGTTGAACCGGGGTGGGAAGTTCGTCGCAAGCCAGATTGAACACTCCGGGGTCCACTCGATGTGCTCCCGGTAAAGGGCACGAGATACGACCTTGTCATTACCGGTGAGGCGCTTGATCAGGTCCTCGTCGAAGGTGGCCGAGTCGTTCGTCTCCGACGTCGACACGAACCGCTTCCCACGCAACATATGTAAATCATTCGATGGGCCTTTTTCCCCGTTACGTGGGGACTTCAGCGTGCCCGACGGTGCCGTCGTCGCGTAGCTGCCGAAGATCGTGCCCATGATGTTCATGAATGTGGACTTGCCGGTGTGGGTGGGTCCGTGCGCCATGAAAATGGCCCGCTTGTCCGGCTGCCCCACCATCGTGTAACCCACCGCACGCTGCACATACGCCCGCATAACCGGGTCAGGCAGGACCTGCTCAATGAAAGCTGTGAACTTAGGACAGGTTTGGTTTGGGTCGTAGGGGGCAGCGGTGATTCGGGTCATTAGGTACTTCGGGTCATGATCAAAAGTCTCACGAGTGCGCAGATCCAGCACGCAGTTGTCCGTGTTCAGCAGGAACGGGTGCGGGTCCAGATCACTAGCCCGTTTCGTGGCCCCAGGGATCGACTTCATCATCCTGACCGCCGCCATGATCCGGGCTTCGCTGCGGGACCGGGACGCCCACTTCAGCAGACCCTCATCACCGGTCGCCTGGCCCCGCGCCAGCATGGAGTCGGTCATCGACATCATCTCGCGTACCAGGGCACCCGAGTAGTCGTCCTCCCAGATCCGACCCTCCCACGTGAAGTAGGACTTGGCCTCAGCGAAGTAGAAGAACCGGTCCTTTGCCCTGTCCCACAACTGCTGCACGTTGCCCACCTCATCATGCGTGTAAGTCCGTGACGAGTTCACATCTGCGTCGTCAACCACTGCCTCGTCAACAATTGCCACATCAGTAGTTGACACATCAAAATTTGTGCGCTCACCAAAGCCTTGCCGTGCCAGTTCCCGCGCTGCCTCCGAGTGATTCCCACGGTGATTGAGCAGCGCGTACGCGCCGAACTTGGTGTAGGGCACCTCGGAGTCGAACTCGGTGGACGTGGAGAATACGTACAGCCGGTCCCGGTCACCCTTGTAGCCGGTGGTGGCTGAGGCACCTTCACGACGGTCCTTGCCAGGACGGGTCCAGTGCCGTTCAGGTCCGCGCCGGGACTCCAACGTCCAGCCGTGCGGTTCCAGGATCTCCGACCAGTCGGTGCTGGCCTCGAAGTCGTCCCCAGGGGTGACCCCAGCCCTGCCGGCCGTGGTGGACGGTAGCAACGGGGAGGTTGTTTCCGGCAGGGCTGGGAGCTTGGGCGTGCGGTCCAGGGTATCGCGGAGCACCTTGTGCAGGGCTTCACGCTGCTCCCAGGTGATGTTGGGAACCTCGCCGTAGTCGCCGATGGCCAGTTCCCACGGGTGCCCCGACGGGTGACACAGTCCGGAGGTGGGGGCCACGATGACGTAGCCACCTTCACCGCGAGTCTCGGCCAGAACGTGCCGATCCTCATCGTTTGCGATCTTGGTGTTGCCGGGGACCGGGTGGTCGAGGATGCGGTACAGGATGTGCAGGCCACCGGAGGGCGAAACCTCCAGGTAGGCGAACCGTTCCCCGGTCAGTGCCGCCCACAGGTCCTCAATGCCGGCCTCGCGCATAGCTGCGTCCAGGCCCAGCATGGTTTCGCCAGTGTTGGCGCGGGCCTCAAGCTCGACCATCTCCAGGTTGCCTGAAATGGCCCCGCAGATGATGGCCAGACCGTACTCGTGCCCGTTGCCCCACCAGCGGTCCAACTCACCCAGAGTAGGGATCCGAGCCTGATACTCGGCCCACTGAACAACGGGACGCTTCGTGCCGCCCTTGAGGATGGGGATGGTGGAAACGCCGGCCTGGTGCCACCGAAGGGCTGCCTCTGCTACAGTTACCACTCGAACCATCCAGATGATTTGATCACGTCCCGATCTCCTTTCTGGATTAGACCCCCCGAGCGGACAACTCGGGGGGTCTCGGGTTTCCAGGGGTCTGGCGAAGCGAGATCCCCATCATCCACCCGGACGGGCTGATACACAAGCACGTGGCCGGATCCTTTACAAATCAACGAATCCGGCCACGTGTTGGTTGTGCTACAGGTCGTCGAACTCCCCGACCTTCACGCCCTCGATGAAGGCGAACCACTCGTCCGGGATGAAGCTCAGGACCGGGCCACTGGGGTCTTTGCTGTCACGGACGAGGATTCTGTCGTCGGTGCTGGCCGCCTCCACGCAATAGCTTTCACCCGAATAGGTGGACTTGCGCCACACGGCCACCTCAAGGCATGAGGTTTCCATTGAGTATGTGGACTTGCGCCAGACCGTCATGCTGACTCCTTTAGAAGGGTGGCTGGTCTGACTGTACTGGCGCGGGACGCAGCATCGGGTTGTTGTCGTGCTGTGCGGCGAGCCGCTGAAGCACCGTCTGCTGGGCCGGCGTCGACTGCTGCTGCTGAACCTGCTGCTGCTGACCACCGTTGTCGAGGAAGTCAGGCTGACCGTACCCGGGCGGTGGGGGCACGTAGCGTGCCTGCCACTCCTTCGGCGCGGACCAAGCCGGCTTCGGCTTCGGACCGAAACCCGACAGGGTGAGGGTCAACTGCCCGCCCGGCTGCAGACCGGTGGACCCGGAGGCGCGGACTGCGTTGCGGACGGCGTCGAGGGACTTCCACTTCAGGTAGATCATCCGCTCGCCGTCGTCGAAGGCGTCCTGCGGGTCGCGGAGGTTGGTGGCGATCTTCACCGCCCACATGATCATCGGCTGACCGTTCTTAAAGAACTTCTGCTCGCCAGTTTCTGGGTCGGTCTGGTTGCGGGGCTCGGGTGGGGACACGATGATGCCGGTCACCGAGTCGCCAACCTGCTCGAAGGGAACAGTCCTGGCCCCAGAGCCCATAAAGTCTTCACTCACTGCGCTTTCCTCACTATCTCCGTTGGTGACGTTCGACAGAGGCAGTCACACCAGGTGCCACGACGACACTTCTCGTGATCTTGCTGCTTGCAGGTAGAGCATACAAAGTTGATCATTTGCCTGGACATCCCCTGTCACTCGCGCCGTCTTCTGCGGTCAGGTCTGGGTTGTACCACGGACACCAGCCACAGTCATTGCTCGGCTCGGCCGGAACCTGCTCCCAGCGGTGCGGGTTGCTGAGCACGTCCAGGCCGATCAGTGTAGTAGCGATAGCTGGGGGCCTGGCAAGGGCTCGTTCGGCAATTGCCCGATCGTACGGGGCGACCCAGACGTACATGTCCTTGAGCCAACCGGATCGTGGGTAGAAGACCAGCGCCACTTTGTTGATCTTGTAGCCGGCTTGCTCGTAGGCGTACCCGTACACCATGGTCTGGATCTTGTAGCCGATCGGCGGGCCGTCCTTGCGGACCTTCTTCATCACCTCAGGCCCACCGGTCTTGTGGTCGATGATGGTGCCCCGGCTCACCTTCAACAGGTCCACATGTGAGGTGATGACGTCGCTTATTCTCAGTTCCTTCTCGGTAATCCAGTCAACAGAGTCGTGCGCTGCGCACCAGTCGTCTACAGCTTTTTCCAGCCAGGAATGTATTGCAGTGCCAACGATTGCAGCCCAAGGATCAAACTTTCGATTGCATTTACCAACTGCAGCCATGCGGTAGCCAAGACGTCGATCACATGGACTGCCAAGTTCAGAAGGTCCAAGATCGGTTTGGAGGCTGCGCGGAGAATTCTGATCCGCCCACCGGATGATGTCGGTGATTTCGCTTTTGATGAGTTCAACCTCAGGGTCCTCGCCTTCAAGGTTGAAAGGGTCGCACAGGGGATGGACAAAGATGTTCGGGTCGTATTGCATCAACTCGTTGCCGCACACCACGCAGGTCTTCATGTGTTCATCGTGTCCGTCCCCTGTGACAGTTTTCAGATCCGCATCCACAGACCGAGCACGCCCAGGTCCTCGCCCTTGACGAGGCCGTTGCGGTACTGGGCCAGCAGGTACTCCTGCGGGATGCCGCGATTCATCGCCACCTTATAGAAGGGTTGATAGTTATCGATGTCTTGAAACTCCGACAAAATTTGGGTGGCATCCTGATAGAAGGCACCGATTCGGCGTGCCGTAGACGCCCACAGGCGTGTATCGGGATTCGCTTCCCAGGTGGCGTATGTGATGGTGGATGTCAGCAGAGCTTCAGCCATGGCGTTCCGAGACCAGCCAAGCCTGTTACGAAGATTTTTCAGGTGACCCTTCGCCACCACCTCTCGGCCCAAGCTGACCTCGTCCAGTTCAACGATGAGATCAGTCATGTTGACCATGGTACCCCTCCCCCCGCCATAAAGCGACCGCCCCCCGGGCTCGCAAACCGGGGGGCGGTCGACAGGGAGAGCAGCAGGCCGAGGCAACTTCCTCTGCCCACTCCAATAAACAGAGGAACAGCCGCGCATCTCCATCAATGAAGTTTTATCTGGTGGGCGGCACCGTGAAGTGACGAAGCTTCGTGCCACCCACCAGTCCCTCGCCGGATGCGACTCTAACGAGGAGCTTTAACCCGGGTGGGCGAGGACCCTATCCATGCCCACCCGGTCCCCTGCTCCGTAGAAACAGGAGGCTTAGGTGCGGGGTAGTTGTGCCACCGGCCTACCCCGCAAGCCGGCTTCTTCCTAGTCCTGGAGGACTAGCGGGCACCTCAATCATAACCACACCCTCCCCCCGGTCCGCAAGTCTAAGTTAAGGTGATCACGTGGGACTGTCCGTTGCGCAACGACTTGCCCTTCTTCCCAAGGAGGAAAGGCGAGCGCTGCTCGCGTCCATGCCGGACGAGGTCCTCGATGAGATGAACCGGGGCGAGTGGTGGTTCACCGCCAGACCTGAGCAGGTGCCCCCGGAAGGCCCGGAACTGATCTACCTGTACATGGCGGGCCGTGGTGCGGGCAAGTCCCGGTCCGGGTCCGAGTGGATCGTGGACCGTGTCCTCAAGCACCCGTTCGACCGGCACGGGGTGCCCACAGAATGGCTCGTCGTAGCCGACACTCTTTCTGACGCTAGGACCATCAACGCTGACGGTCCTAGCGGCATCCTGAACGTGTTGCGTCGGCGTCGGGTTGAGCACCGGTACAAGCAGACACCACGTCCGATGGTGCTGTTCCCTGATGGGGCGAAGATTTACCTGGAAGGTGCCGACGACGAGGACACCGGGCGCGGATACAACGCGGCTGGCGTGCTGTGCGACGAGATGGCCAAGTGGGTCAAGCCGTACGAGACCTGGTACGAGGGCCTAATGCCTTCCCTGCGCGCCGACCTGATTGACGACCACCCGAGAGCGTTCGTCACCACCACTCCGAAGCCGATTAAGCTGCTGCAGGAGTGGCTGACCCGTAGCGACGGCACAGTGCACGTCATCTCCGGGTCGACGTTCGACAACGCCACCAACCTGTCGGCGCACGTGATGCGCGAGTTGAAGACCCGCTACCACGGCACCCTGCTCGGCGAGCAGGAACTGTACGGCAAGATGATCGACATCGCGGGTGGTGGCCTGTTCAGCCGGCTCGACATCATCAAGAACCGGGTCGACGACGCACCAGACAACATCGTGTCGACCGTTGTCGGCATGGACCCGAACCTCACGGGCGCTGACGCGGAGACCGGCATCGTGATCTGCTGCCGCACCGCCGACGGTCACCTGTACGTCCTCGCGGACCGGTCTGTCATGGCCTCAGGTCGTGCCGCCGCCATGGCCGCGTGGCGTGCTGTGCACGAGTTCCGCGCGGACCTGCTCGTGTATGAGGAGAACCTAGGCAAGCGGTACCTGCAGGAGGTGCTGCAGGACGCCTATGCCGAACTGATCGACCAGGGGCTGTTCCCGCGCAACACCACCCCGCCGATGAAGCCGGTGCACGCCTCCCACGGTAAGAAGACCCGTGCCGAGCCGGTAGCGATGCGGTCCGAGCAGAAACGGCACCACTTTGTCGGCGAGGCAATGGAGGAACTGGAAAACCAGTGCGTTCTCTATGACCCTCAGTCGACGCGGGAATCGCCGGACCGAATGGATGCGATGGTCCACGCCTGCCTTCAGTTGATGCTCGGTGAAAAGCGGGAGATGCGCATCGCCGATCCCGGTGCATACAACCTTGGTTTCACCCAGGACTTCTACGATCTGTCAAAGCTCATGGGCTAGACCTTGCAATGTGCCATCATCTACGGTAAAGGGAGTTAACAATGTTTACGATCATCGTGGCAATGCTCGCGGTTACCCGACTAAGTCGCCTCTTCACCACCGACAAACTCCTTGTGGGATATCGCCGATGGATCGTTGACCGCTGGGGGCAGGACTCGTGGCAATCGTATTGGGCGCACTGCGACTGGTGTACGTCAATGTGGTGGGCTCTTATTGTGATGCCAGCCGTGGTCCTGGTTTCCGGGGGGACGGTGCTTCTAGCCGCGCTTTCAGTGCCAGCCACATCCCTCGTGGCCGGTTTCATCTTGTCAAGGGAGTGAGTGAATGGCGCGTCTAGGTCGGCAGAGGGCCACCGAAGTTGCCCCACCGGACTTGCACCAAGCGCCAGGCAAGAGTCTTGTCGCGTCCGCTGCACGCATGAAGCTGGACGGTTCGGGATGGCGAACCTGGAAGTTCGGTGACGACTCGTGGCAGCAGGAGGCGTGGAGGCTTTATGACGTCATCGGGGAACTGCATTTCGTGGCCGGCTGGATTGGCTCGGCGTGCTCGCGGGTTCGCATCTACGTTGCCGAAGTTGACGACAACGGCCGTGTTCAGAAAGAGACTACGAACAAGAAGGTCGCCGGTCTCGCAGACACGCTTTTCGGATCCCCTCCAGCTAAAGCTGAAGCTCTCCGAACCCTCGGAATCAACCTCACCGTGGCGGGTGACGCTTACATCATCGGGCGAGGCACTGATGACCCTGATTCCGACGAGTGGTTCGTCGTTTCGTGTAGTGAACTCAAGCGGTGGGGCGATAACGTCTCCCTCTACTGGCCCAACGGGGAAAAGGAACGCCTAGACCCGGCCAACGACATCATCATCCGGGTATGGAACCCGCATCCTCGCCGGATGACGTGGGCTGACTCCCCGACCCGTGCAGCCATGCCGATGCTGTTCGAGATCGAGCGGCTGACCCGGTTCGTGTTCGCACAGATCGACTCGCGTCTGGTGTCGGCTGGCCTGCTGCCCATCCCGAAGGAGATCAGCTTCCCCGAGGAGGACGACGACCTCACTGGCGCGGAAGCCCTGACGTCCAAGCTGATGCGGACCGGCGCAGCTTCCTTGAAAGGTGAAGGAACTGCCGCTGGTGTGGTGCCGACGATCGTTGAGATGCCGATCGACGCCCTGGGCAAGATCAACCTGATTCAGTTCACCAGTGAACTGTCCCGCCAGGCGCTGGAGCTACGCGCCGAGGCGATTCGGCGCTTCGCGCTCAGCATGGACATTGACCCGTCCATCCTCAGCGGTGCAGGTGAAGCGAACCACTGGGGAGCCTGGCAGATCGTCGAAGGTCAGATCAAGGTCCACATCGAGCCACTCATGACCCGCATCTGTGATGCCCTGACGAGCGCCTACCTTCAGCCAGCCCTCAAAGCTCTCAAAATTAAGCCTGAGAAGTATGTTTTCCACTTCGACACCGCTCCCCTCACCGTCCGTCCGCAGCGTCTCAAGGACACCCTTGAGTTGTACGACAAGGGTGTTGTGTCCGCCGCCGAGGTTCTCCTGGCGGGCGACTACGCGATCACCGCTGCCCCAGAAGAGGAGGAGACGGTCCGTCGTCTCATCGTTGAACTGATGCTGCGTGACCCGGCCCTCATCTCCATGCCGGCCGTGCGTCAACTGGCCGGCATCAGCGAGGAGATGCTACCGGCCGACGCGGTGGTTACGCCCCAGCAGGGGCCGGGGGTGCCTGGCGCGGGTCCACCGCCACCACCGCCGCCGCCCACCGGTATCCAGCCCACGCCTGGCGGTCCCATGCCTCAGGGGCAATCGGAGGCACAGAATGCGCTAGGTGGTCCGCCTTCGGTTCCCAGTGGCGTAACCGCCTCCGCTTCGGTGCCTTCGGCGGTAACCACCTTTGTGCTGGCAAACGCCTCCGTGCTACGGGCTTTGGAGGTCGCAGGAAAACGCCTTCTGGACCCCACCACAAGAGGACAGCACAAGGACACTCCCCCACACGAGCTTCACACCGTGATCCCGGTTGGTGAGGTGGCACGCGCGGAACGGATTCTAGCTGGGGCATGGGATCAGCTTTCTCTGCTCACCGACAGCATGGATCTGGCCGTAGACACGGGCGCGCTACGCAACACGCTCGACTCGTACTGCGTCAAGATCCTTGTGGCGGGGATCCCGCATTCGGTTCAGAACCTTGGGGTCGAACTGAAGGAGCGGGGATTCCTTGACGAACCGGCGTGATGCTGAAGACCACCTCTATACCGTCGTCCTGGCTGAACTTCGACGGTGGCTTGACGCTGCACGTAAGGCGGTAATGCGTCCCTGGGTCCAGCATCGGCTCCAGCCAGACCCGAGCGGAGTCTACGAAGTAACTCAGCAATGGGTCGACGCCGTTGATAGCACCATTCTCAGTGAAATAGGCAAGATAGCGCTCAACGCCTGGGGTCAGGCTACTGATGTCCCCCCGGTCTCCCGGCACGCCTTCGTCATGTCCCAACTCGCTCAAACGCGAAACTTTCTCGTGAGAATGCCGGACGAGGTGTACGACCTCATCTTCGCGGCCATCACCGACGCGGTCAACGCGGGAGCCGACGTTGAAGGTGTCGCTCAGGCCGTTGATCATGTCCTTGATGTGACGGGAGCAGAGAATTGGCCAGGCCGCGCCAGAAACATCGCCGTTACCGAAACTACCCGCGCCTACGGTGCCGGCACCCTCGCAGCCGGCATGGAACAGTCCCGGGTCACCGGACGAAAACTGCAGAAGCGGTGGGACACCGAGCATGACGATCGCGTCCGGCAGAGCCACCGTGAAGTTGACGGTGAAGTGCGGGACCTGACGTCACCGTTCTACGTGGGCGGGTTCCCCCTGCTGTATCCCGGCGACCCGATGGGTCCGGCAGATGAGGTGTGCGGTTGCCGCTGCGACCTTACGATTCTCAATGAGAGGGGAAGGTAATGGTCGACCCGAATCCGGCACGCGGGATGCCGCTGCAGCTTCAGCGCTACTGGCTTGTCGGTAAAGGTGCAGCGAAGATCCGCTGGAACGTGCCCGGCGACTTCAACCGTTGCGTGCGCCAGCTACGCAAGTACTTCCCCACCGACCCTAAGGGCCTGTGCAACATTCTGCACACCAAGGCAACTGGTGGCCCCCCGGGTCACGGAAGCCTGGAGAAGCACACCCACGCCATCACCGCGTCCAGTGTTGTCCCCGCCTACGAAGAGGACGTGCACCAGGCCCTGGTCGCTGCTGCCACCGCCCTGCTGGCCGCGCAGCCGATGCTCGGTGAGCAGTTGTGGGCTGGTCCGCTGGCCCCGATCGGACGTCCCACTGGGGAGCCGAGTCGTACCCGCATCTTCGAGCCGGGGGCCATTGAGCACCGGGTTCTGCCGCTGCCGTTGGCGCACCGCCGTCACGACACTCAGGGACACCTGGGTGCGGTGACTGTGGCGCGAATCCTTGGCATGACCACCGGACCCGATGAGAACGGTCAGGAGTGGGTGTGGGGTTGGGGCGACTGGCTCGACCCGGACATCATCCCTGAAGTCAAGGAAGCCAAATACCTTGTCGACATGGGGGTTGCTGGCGCATCCCTGGATCCGGGCGGGAAGGTGCGCGGCACCGTCAACCCGGAGACCGGTGCCGAGCACACCACCACCTACACCGTGGGAGGTGCCACCCTTGTTCGGATCCCCGCGTTCGACCAGACCCGCATCTTCAACCTCACCGACGGTGATTGGCCCGACGATGACCCAGACATGGATATGTCTGCTGTGGACATGGAGCCTGAGGCAGCGGACTGTGGATGTTCGGGTACCCCCACCGAAGCTACGACCTACGCCGTCTACTCCGACGGATGGCGTGGACTTCCACTAGCTCCACGCGAAGCCGTCTTCGACAACGACGACGCGATCAAGCGGATCACTCAGTGGGCCAACGGTGGCCACGATGTGGAGAAGATGCGCCAGGCGTTCATGTGGCGCGACGACCGGCTGCCCGAGACCGATGTGACGTCGTATCGGCTGCCGGTAGGCGACATCATCAACGGCCGACTCACCCTGGTCTATCACGCGGTGTACGCGGCTGCCGCTCTGCTGTCCGGTGCCCACGGTGGTCTGCCGAACGTGCCGGACGCTGACAAGGCGCACCTGCGTGGAGTGATCAGCAGCATCTACCCTGAAATGGCGAGCGCTTTCAACGACTCGTCGATCCGTGCGCCTTGGGACCAGCCAGCCGACGTGGCGGCAAGGAAGCAGGGAGGCGTTACCGCCTCCGCTGGAGTGGAGCATGTATTCGTTAATGGGACCTGTGTGAGGTGTGGATACTGATGTCGCGTGAAACTGAAGAGCTAGAGGCCAGGTTCTGGTCTCAGGTGGATTTCGATCCTCATAACACCGAACGTTGCTGGCCGTGGATCAGGGGCACGCAGTATGGATACGGATTTTTTCACTTCACTGACATGGCCGGTATTCGCGTTAAGGTTCGATCTCATCGACTTGCATACGTATTGACCTTTGGTGAGATCCCTACAGAGAATAAAGAACTTCAGATTGACCACCTATGCCATGATCCAGAGTCCTGCCAAGAGGGGGGTTCTTGCCCTCACCGCAAATGCTGCAATCCTCACCACCTGCGCCTGAGTACCGGAAAAGAAAACGGCGCTCCTGACCGGATGGTCTACTGGCAAACGCTTAAAACTCACTGCCGCCAGGGTCACGAGTACTCACCCGCCAATACGGCCTTTCACCTAAATGGGCATCGCTATTGCCGGACGTGCAACCGAGAAAGGCAAGCCCGTATCCGCGCCCAGAGGAGGCAAACATAATGGCCACCGATGCGAAGGAGCCGTACGGCAGCGTGCCTTATGGCGATCCTGGTTATCAGAAGGACGGCAAGAAGCGTTACCCGCTGGACTCTGAGGAGCACTGCCGGGCTGCGTGGAGCTACATCAACCAGCAGGACAACGCGTCCAAGTACACGCCGGTTCAGTTGAAGGCGATCAAGGCACGCATCGCGGCGGCGTTGAAGAAGTACGGTGTCAACGTCGACACGGGACAGCAGCAGGCGGTCACCGCGTCTGGGGGCTACTACGCCACCGAGCACGGCTACCCGCTGGAGCCGCCGAAGTCGTGGTTTGAGAACCCGAAGCTGAACAAGAAGACGCCGCTGACCGTCAGCCCCGAAGGCCACGTGTACGGGCACCTGGCTGCCTGGAACGAATGCCACCGGGACGTGTCGATGCAGGCGTGCGTTCTGGCACCCAAGTCGGCTAAGGATTACGAGCCGTTCCACCTGGGATCGGTGTTCACTGCGGAGGGCGAGGAGATCCGCGTTGGCAAGATCGTCATGGATACCCGCCACGCTGGTATCAACCTGGGCTACCGTGCCGCTGCAATCCACTACGACAACACTGGCGACGAAGTGGCTGTGGTGCGTGCCGGGGAGGACCAGTTCGGCATCTGGGTCGCTGGTGCGGTTGTACCTGAAGCGGATCCCCGCAAGGTGGCGAAGCTACGTCGCAGCCCGCTATCTGGCGACTGGCGTGCGGTTGACGGGAACCTCGAACTCACGGCCGCACTGGCTGTTAACGTCCCGGCGTTTCCGGTGTACGAGATGGAAGGCGACGAGCGCCTAGCGCTGGTGGCCGCTGGCACCGTGTTCCACGACAACATCGACGATGACCACGCCGTCACCGTGGCCGTGGAAACCGATGCTGATGACGCGCAGATCGAGCGAGCCTGGATCCTTGAGGACATCCTGTCCGACGAGGCGGCCATCGTGCAGTGGCAGCGCGGACACCGGCTGGCCGAGTTCTTCGCCGCAGCAGGCGAGGAGGCACCGCCAGTGTCGAATGTTGACCCGGTGTACGGGGAGGCGGCGATGCTGCAGCGTCAGGGCGATGCCGTGTTCTCCATCATCGAGCAGCCCGAAGCCGACTCTGACGGCGACGGGCAGCCGGATCAGCCAGCCGCTCAGCAAGCACCCCCAGCCCCGGTACCAGCACAGTGAGGTGATGTATGGCGAAGTGGTCCGACCTGGCTAGCTGGTGTGGCCCCACGGTCAACCAGGGCGGCAAGATGAGCGAGCAGCGCGGTGTGGTGTTGCACATCGCGGAAGGCTCCTATGACGGCACGATCGCCTGGCAAAAGAACCCGTCTGCGCAGGTGTCTAGCCACTTCATCGCGGCCAAGGATGGTCGGGCCTGCCAGATGGTTGACACCGCCACCGTTGCCTGGACTCAGGCGAACGGCAACGGGAAGTGGCTGTCGATCGAGAACGAAGGCTCCGTGCCGGACAAGCTCACCGACCATCAGATGGAGTTCGCGGCGCAGATCCTGGCGAAGGCGCACAAGGTTTACGGTGTGCCTTTGCAGATCGCCACGAGCCCCAACGGGCGTGGACTCGGCCATCACAGCATGGGCTGTGACTATGGCTGGGGTCACTGCTCCTGCCCAGGTACCAACATCATCAACCAGAAGTCAGCCATTGTGGCGAGAGCCAAAGAGATCGTGGAGGGCACAGTGCCTCTTACCGACGATGACGTGACCAAGATCGTGAACGGGCTGCTCAGCAAGAAGCTCACCGTCACCGATGAGTGGAAGGCTAAGTTCCCGGCCGACCCGGGGATTCAGGACGGCACCATCTCGTACGAGACGGCCCTGAAGTCCGGCTACTTCTGGGACCGCCAGGCCGAGGACCCGCTGTCGGTTCCCGGCGACACCAGCCGCATGGCCGCCCTGGAGGGGAAGGTTGAGCAGATCTTCGCCATCCTGTCCGCTGGCGTACCGATCCCGGGTGCAGTGAACCTGACTCCGGAATCTGTGGCCGCAGTAGCAGACGCGACGGCCGATGAGATCCATAATGATCCGGAGCGCGACGGCTGATGAAGGAATGGCTTGATCAATGGTGGTGGGTGCCGTTGGTCATCCTTGCTGTCATCGCGTTCATCGTTGGGCAACTACAACCACCAGAAGGACGCTAGATGGCAGGCGAGTGGGGCAACAGGCAGGAACTGCTTCACCCGCGTGACACGCATGGGCGTTTCCGGAACTCGTTCAAAGTTCCCGAGAACATCATCTCCTTCCTGGAAAAGTTCAACCCCAAGACGTTCCCGAGCGACGAGGAAGCCGCCAACTACGCCAAGGGATTCGCACAGTCAGATCGGTTTGGCACCAACCGCCACACCGCCGTCACGAAGTTCCTGAAGGGTTACTCCACCGTCAACGCCGACCTGCGGGCCGGTAAGACGAACCCCGACGTGGCCGAGATGGACAAGGCGATGCGGCCACTACCGAACGAGTTGATCCTCAATCGGGTGGTGGGGCCGGAAGCGTTCGGCCTCACCCCCGACAACCTTGCTGGGATTGAGGAGTTCCGGGGCAAGCTGATCGCCGACAAGGGTTTCGCGTCCACCAACATCGGCACCCCGATGCACCGTGACGGTCCCAGCATCACCATGGTTATCGCCACCCCCGCTGGCACGAAAGCTATCGCCCCGTGGAGCGGCGGCACCGGTAGCCGCGAAATCATCCTCGACCGGGACCAGCCGTTCCGGGTGACGAAGGTGCAGCCCGACGGCAAGGGCGGCTACTACATGATGGTGGCTGCCACCGAGAAGGGTGCGCCAGGCCAGAAGAAGCCCATCACCCTCGGAGGTAAGGCACCGCAGGCTCCTGCGGCTGAAGTCAACCAGCCCAACGCCCCGCAGGCACCGGCAGCCCCACAAGCGCCACAGGCTCCTGTGGCACCTCAAGTAGCGCAGCCGGTTCAGCAGGCTCCGGTGCGTACCGGCAAGGTGGGGCGTCCCGCTGGACCGCCACCGCCGCCACGCAACGAGCCGGTCCACGCGGAGTCGATTGGCACGGGCACACCGTCAACTCCCGTTACCCCGGTGCCGGCTGCCCCGGGTACGCCTGGACAGAACCCGCCTGAGGCGGAGCTTCCTCCGGACCCGCGCGTTGGGTTCAAAGAGGCATACAAGAATGCCGACGTTCCTGTACCGGGGCAGGGTCCACGCCGTGCCACGTACAACAGGGCGTACCTGGATCTCGCGAATCGTCGTACCAACCCGAACGAGGTCGTGGAGAAGCTTGACCACGAGATCGCCCTCAACGACAAGATCATTCAGTCGGACCGCGCAGACGGCACCGACTCCGGACCGCTGCCTGAAGACAACGCCAGGCTGAAGAAGTTCTCCCAGTTCATCAAGGATCACTTCAACCTTGAAGGGGCGAAGAAGAAGGAGGAGCCGAAGGCGACTGCTCCGAAAGAGCGCGCACCCCGTACCCCGGAAGGGTTTGAGGCACCCACCCCCGAGCAGAAGGCAAAAAGCGACGCCATCAAGGCGGCCAGGGCTGAGCGCCAGAAGGCTGCTGGGATTGACCGCTCTAAGCCAGCCCCACGTCCCACGCCCACTCCTGAGGAGAAGGCGGCCCGCAAAGAGCGCAAGATGGAGGCGGATGCCGCTGCCCGCAAAGAGGTTGCCAAGCAGCGTGCTGAGATCCGCGCTGAGCGTCGGGCGCGTGGCGAAAAGCCGCACGAGCCGACCCCCGAGCAGCAGAAGGCCGCAGAGGTTGCCCGTGCTGCCGGGGAGCAGCGTGCCGCCGAGCGGAAGGTCGCCGACGAGAAGCTGGATGCTGAAGCGGCGAAGATCGCCAACGGCTGGCTCGCCGATTCTGGGGTCAAGGAGGAGGACCTATCCGACTTCGACAAGACCGGGTTGCGGATCCTTAGCGGCCAGGTGGCGCAGGAAAAAATCACTCGCCTGGAAGCGCAGCGTCGCCTGCACGCCAGTAGCTCTCCTAATCTGAAGAAGGTTGGCGACGGAGTAAAGACGAAGAAGGCAATCGCTGGCGAGAACGCGATGAAGGAAGTTCACCGCATTCGCGAGCAAGGTGCCGAGATTGCCAAGCGGAAGGGGATTAACCCACCGGCCACCGATCAGGAGGCAGCCAAGCTGGTCCTGGCTGAGAAGGCACCGAAGCCGGTTCCCGCACCTGCGCGTCCACAGATCCCAGCGAAGGACCTGACGGATAAGGGTCTTCTACAGCGGTTCGAGGCGGAGATCAAGAAGGATGAACCGGATGAGAAGCGGCTGAAGGAGCTTGGCGACGAACTGGATCGCCGGGACCTGGAGGCCGCCAACCGGGTCAAGGCACTCTCCGACGAGGATCTGCTGAAGCGGTTCGAGGCAGAGATCAAGAAAGACAACATGGATGAAGCTCGCGTCAAAGAACTTGGCGACGAGCTTGATCGGCGTGACGCGGAGAACGCGAAGAAGGAGCAGCAGGTTGAGGCCCTACTAGGCAAGGGCCGCGACTTCAAGGACGCCTGGGCCGAGGTTCACGGCAAGGATCCCGACAAGCTCGCCCAGGAGGAGCGCCAGTCCCTGCTCGACGCGAACCGTCGGGCCGGCGAAACCCGAGAGCAGTCCCTGCGTCGCCAGTACCAGGAGTCCCTGCACCACCAGTACCTTGATGCTGAGCGCGTCACTCGCGGGCACCTTCTCACCCCGGAGGGACGTCGCAAGGGCATCGACCCGAAAACCCTGTTCAGCGGTAACAACGTGGCCGCGAACAAGTGGGCCTCGGACGAGTTGAAGGAGTACTGGCAGACCCACCCGCGTAAGACCTTCACCCAGTTCAAGGCTGACATGGTTGGTGGGGCAGCGAATAAGGCTGCCGCGAAGAAGGTTGAGGGTGTCCAGCGGGACCTGGAATTGGGTCACAAGCTTTCGCGGGGACCGAAGAAGAACATCCCAGCGTCCAGCGAACTGGAAGCCGCGTACAAGAAGACCACGATCGCGCAGCTACGCCAAGATGCCGCCAACGCCGGCATTGACGTGCCGAAGAGTTTGCGTCTCAAGCAGGACATCTTCGATCACGTCACGAAGGAACTGGCGAAGCGGGAGCAGGGCCGGCGCGGCGGTGAGTCAATTGCCAAGTTCCCGAACCCGCTGGGGTTGAAGGGTTCCGAGCTTCACGCCGACCAGACTATCCGTGAAGGCTGGATCAAGCACCGCAACCCGGAGAGCAACTGGGCACCGATCGCCGAAGTCCGTGGAGAACTGGAGAAGCTCGGCTTCAGCCGCGAGGAGCAGGATGCTGCGTTCAAGCGGCTAGCGCGCGGTGGCCACAACCCTCACGCTCGGATCATCCCGCTGGCCAACAGCAGGGCACTCAGCGAGAAGGACCGCAAGGACGGCTTCTTCATGGGTGGCGAAATGAACCACGCCATCCAGTTCCTTGACATGGACGCTAAGGGCAACCCGAAGGAACTGACACCAGGCAAGGTGTCTGAACCGCCGAAACCAGCCACCCCAGAAACGCCGAAACCAGCTACGCCGGAACGCCTCACGCCAAACATGGCTGTGGGCAAGACCAACGTGAGCCGGCTGGAGCCTGGACAGCGCGTCCTGCTGGAGAAGCACGCCAACGGTGACTGGTCCCCGGCTGTCAGGAAGACTGGCGCGGTCCCTGCCGAACTGGTGAAGCGGCAGCCCACTGCCGTCAACGGCAGGCAGCGTAACCGTCTCACCTTCAAGACCGATGACGGTCAAGAGGTGACGCTGTACCGCGACTACCCGGCGCACCAGACGTTCTGGACGGAGGGTTCGCGGAAGGCTCCCGCGCCTAAGGCACCAGTGGAGGAGAAGCTTCCCGCCCCGACGAAGGCTGCGTCCGCGCCTCGCCGAGACAACACCGAACTGAAGACGCGGTTGAAGGGTGCCCAGTCTCGCGAGGAGGCTCGTGCTCTGATCGCGCAGGAGAAGATGACCGTTCCTCAGTTGAAGCAGTTGGCTGAGGAGATGGACATCGCTGTCACCGGCAACAAAGACAAGATCATCGGTGACATTATCCACTGGTCGGTGGGGCGTCGCCTCGACAGTGCTGCTGTCAGCAAGCCAGGAGCCACCACCAGTCGCACCCTGACGAAGGCTGCCGAGAAGACGTCTGGCCCGAAGATTTCGGACAAGCCAGTTCTGGCCAACCACTGGGGCACCCCGACTGGCGAGATCAACTTCCACCGGGACGGCAAGCTGGGTATAGCACTGAATGCTATAGGCGACGACGAGCGGCTGGAAGTTCCAGGCGAGGAAGATAACGTCGCTAACGTGATCGGTCGCATCGCCACCAAGGGTGTGCGCGGAGACCTCACCCAGAAGGAGATGGTGGCCGAGGTTCGCAAGGTCGCGGAGAAGTTCCCAGCCGGCTCGAAGGTCCGCACCAACCTGGAGCGGGCCGTGAAGGACATGGACACACCGGACAACAGCAACGTGAACCAACTGGTCAAGGACCTGCCTGAGGGCAGTCCGACACCGATCGCTGAACTGATGCACAACCTTGCCCAGATTCCGCTGGCCAACCAGACTCGGCGCGGAACATCGGAACCCACCGAGATTGAAAAGCTCCAGAAAATTATGCAAGAGTGGGCTCAAGGAAAACTGACCCCGCTCGGATTCATCGCAGCCCTGCGAAACCGCATCTTCAACCAGCGGCACGAAAGCGAAGAAGGCAAGTTCGAGATTGACCGTGTCGTTCAGGACGCCATGAAGAAGCTTGAAGATTTGATGAAGAAGGACCGCAAGTTGCTTTACCCGATTGAAAGGAGATAAGCGCATGCCGTGCAACTGTGGGGGCGGAAGCTCCACTGAGCAGCAGCAACAGTCTGCGCCGGGACAGAAGTTCGAGGTTCGTCTGCCCAATGGGGAGACGCTCACTGTCGACGATGAGCACACCGCCAAGGTGCGTATCACCATGGCAGGCGGGGGTACCTACTCTAAGGTTTCTTGACAATAAGTGATCTCTCACTTATAAATTAACCAGGTGGTCTGGCTGAGAGCCGCGCCGCGTTAGCCGGTGGCTGGATCTGAGAGCCGCGCCGGGAGCCATGACACGTTCCCAGCGAAGGACAGATTCCCATGGAATTCGAGATTCCAGTCAATGATCTCGGCCAGTTCACGGTCAGCGCTCTCAGCACCATGGCGGCCACCGCCAAGGCTGAGTACGACGCGCTGAAGGCTGAGGTCACCCCGGAGACCGTCACCGACGAGCAGTTGGAGCGGCTTCGCGACCTGCAGCAGTTCTCCATGACCACCGTGCCGGCTGAGATCGCTGGCCGGGAGCGTCGGGCTGCCGAGTTCGCGATGCTGGAGACCCAGCCGGACGAGCCCGAGGGCGACGCAGGCGACGACGGCGACGACGCTGAGCCTGAGGCTGAGGCGGCTGTGGTCGCTTCCACCAAGGTCTCCGTCCGCCAGGTCGCGGCCAACACGACCACCCCTGCGGCACCCGTGGCCACCATTGAGCGGCCTCGGTACTCGACGCTGATCGCGTCGGCGGGTGTGCCGAACTACAGCAAGGGCCACGAGTTCGAGGACATGCTCGACGTGGCGAAGGCTTTCGAGGCTTCCACGGCAGGTTTCACCACCGGTCGGGGCATGGGCGAGGGTGTCCACCACTACCCGGTGGCGACCCTGCAGCGTGACTACCCGGACGAGTTCTCGGTGGACGGCGACGCCTCCGACTACGCGAAGCTGCTGCACGTCATGGACGAGTCGCGGCTGCCGGGCGGATCCCTGCTGAACGCGGTTGAGCTTCGGCGCAAGGAAGTTGAGCAGGAGAAGGGTCGCGACGCCCTGGTCGCGGCAGCCGGCTGGTGTGCCCCGTCCGAGGTGGACTACAGCATCTGTCTGCAGATCACCACCGACGGCCTGCTGGACACCCCGGAGGTGCAGGCGCGGCGTGGCGGCATCCGGCACAACACCGGCCTGGACTTCGGCACGATCTTCGCCGGCCCGATTTCCGGCACCACAGGCTTCTTCAACCTGACCGAGGCCCAGGTGGCGTCGGGCACCACGAAGACCTGCCTGGAGATCCCGTGCCCGTCGTTTGTTGACGACCGGCTCGGCGTGACTGGCCTCTGCCTCACCGGCAACATCCTCTCCATCCGTGGCTACCCGGAGTTCACCGCCGCGTTCGTGAAGGGCGCGATGGCGGCCTCCGCGCACCAGATCAACGCCCAGCAGATCGCCGCGATGATCGCCGACTCCACTGCGGTTAACCTGACCGCCGCGAACCCGTGGTCCACCGACTCTTCGGTGGTGTCGCAGGTTCTGTCGGCTGTCGAGATGGCCACCGTCGACATCAAGTACCGGCTGCGTATGCAGCGGTCGTCGACGCTGGAGATCGTGATGCCGTACTGGATCCTGGCGCAGATGCGTGCCGACTGGATCCGGCGCAACGGTGGCAACTACGCGGACATGCTGTGCCTGGCTGACGCGGCCATCTCCAACGCCTTCGCCTGCCGTGGCGCGCGTGCCCAGTTCGTTTACGACTGGCAGGACGCCTTCGCCACCAACGGTGCGGTGACCGGCATGCCGGGTCTGGCGACCCCGATTTCGGCGTTCCCGTCGTCCCTGCAGTTCCTGGTGTACCCGGCCGGGACCTGGGTGCGCGCGGTGTCCGACGTGATCACGCTGAACTCGGTGTACGACTCGACGAAGCTGGCGACCAACCAGGTGACGCACCTGTTCACGGAGACCGGCTGGAAGATGATCCGCATGTGCCCGGTGTCGCGTGTCTACACCGTGCCGATCTGCCCGAGCGGTCGTACCGGCAACCAGCAGACGATCGTCTGCCCGTAACAGTGCTTCAGGGGGGCGGGTAACCGCCCCCCTCGAAGGCACCTGAGACGGAAGGAGGAAGCCGGTGCCGCTCATTACCGCGCCACTAGTAGTCGACCCACCCGCCGCGCCCCCACGGCCGTACGGGCTGTTCGACGTGGCGCTGGGTCCGCTGCCGTTCCCTGACCCGAACGCTGGAGCCGGGGGCGTCACGTACGTTCCCGACGTATGCGAGGACGACAACTTCCTCGTCGCCATGAACTGCCCGCCGATCACCGGCACGAAGACGTTCAGCCCGGTGGAGGCGGCCATTTCCGGCGCGCCGTTCTCGGTGCTGACGTCATACACGTGTGGGGCGATCGGCTTCTCGTTTGAGGAAGCTGAGCGTCGTGTCCGGCTGCGCATGGACATCCGTGAGCAGCGGGCCGTGGAGAAGCGGCTGTGGCAGGGATCGTCCGGGGTTCTCGGCACGGTCACCGGCCAGTTCCGCAACGCCATCAACCTTGGCTCTGCGGGCTGTGCCACTGAGGCCATTGAGATGCTGGAGCAGACCCTCGCCGACAACGCTGTTGTGGGTGGGCTGATCCACGCCCGGGTCGGCATGTCGCCGCACCTGGCTAACAACCACCTGATCGAATTCAACGGGCCGCGCAAGACCACGCCTTATGGCACCCCGTACGTGTTCGGTCAGGGCTACGACGGGACCGGGCCGACCGGTCAGGCACCGGACACCTCCACGGAGTGGATGTACGCCACGGGCCGGATCACGGTGTACCGGGACACTGAGGTGTTTGTGCCGCCGCCACGGCAGGTGATGGACAAGTCCGGAAACCAGTTGAGCCTGGTAGCGGAGCGCATGTTCATGACGGTTGTCGAATGTGGAGTGTGGGCGATACAGGTGACGAGAACCTGTACCACTTCTGGGGGTGGCACGTGATGGATGACCGTGTGGTCTTCATTCCTGAGGACTTCGAGGCTGAAGTGAGCATCCTCTTCAGCCTGGCCGACCACCCCCACGACATCGTGTCCACATCAGACGGACCCACGCTCGGCGTGATCGTTCCGGCTGAACTGTGGGAGCGGTACGAAAACTACAAGTCACTGTCTGAATCTTCGACGCCTACCGAGCCGAAGAGGCGCGGACGTCCGCGCAAGGTCCAGCCTGATGTCAGTGAAGAGGAGACCGACTAATGACGGCGGTGTGTTACACCCCATGGAAGGTGCCCCGGGTCCGGGTCACCAAGCTAGGTTCCTGCGGTCAAGCGCTTACCGGGTGTTCCACCGTCGTTTCTGACGGAATCATCTCGATCGCGATGACCAAGGAGTACGAGGACCGGCAGGAGTTCTTCGTCAAGAACGGCAACGGCGACTTCTGCGTGAAGGAGACCAACCCGCCAGTCCTCAAGTGGATCAACCTGGTGTTGACGTTCTGCAACGTCGACCCGGAGATGCTCAACATCGTTGCCGCCGAACCACTCGTCCTGGACGACTCGGCAGCGACGAAGGCAACCGGCTTCTCCACCCAGGAAGGGTCCGCCGCGAACTCCAACTTCGCATTCGAGGGATGGTCCCTGATCAGCAACTCTGGTGTGGCCTGCACGGGCGGCACGGAGTACGGATACACCCTGTTCCCGTGGGTGGTTGAGGGCACGGTCGGCGACATCACGTGGCAGAACGACACCATCTCGTTCGTCTACAACGGTCGCACCCACGCCAACTCCCTGTGGGCAACGGGTCCGTACAACGTTGACCTGTCTGATAACGCCGGCTCACTGAATACGCCGATCAGGCTGCTGACGCCGATCTTGCCGACACAGCATCACCGGATGTTCCTGACCCGCCTGGCACCGCCAACCGCAGCGTGTGGTTGCCAGACGCTTGCCAGCCTGTAACGAGGATGTCCCCGGTGGTGCAGGCCACCGGGGACGCCTACAAGGTTAGGATCACGCCATGACGACCACAACCACGCTGCCCTGCAACTGGAACGTGGACGTCTCCTGCTGCGACGCCACCTTCTGGAACGCACTGTCTCCCGCCACCCAGCAGGCCGCGAAGGATTACGGCGCGTTCACGGTGTGGGCGCTCACCGGACGCCGGTTCGGCGGCTGCGAACGTACTGTCCGCCCCTGCGGGAAAACCTGGAGCAGCAACGGCGTAGCCGGCTACTTCTGGTCCGAGGGCTCGTTCCGGCCGTACATCTTCAACGGTAACTGGTACAACTGCGCCTGCGGAACCGGGCCAGCATGCTGCACCTGCGACCCGCGCTGCCAGGTCTTCCTGCCCGGACCGGTGCTGTCGATCCCAGCGACCGGCATCAGCCAGGACGGGGCGATTGTACCGACCACCGCGTGGCGCGTGGACAACGGCAACTGGCTGGTCCGCACTGACGGCAACTGCTGGCCGGAATGCCAGGACTACAACGTTGACTCTGGTACGGGCACGTTCTTCGTCACCTACACGAAGGGCCAGGAGGTCCCCGGCGTCCTGCTGCGGGCCGCTGGAGAGCTTGCCTGCGAGTGGGCGAAGTCGTGTGCCGGTGCCGCCTGCCGGCTGCCGCAGCGGGTGCAGTCGGTGGCGCGCCAGGGTGTCACCATCTCCATGGTTCCTCTCGACGATCTACTGAAAGCCGGGCTTACCGGGGTTCCCACCGTGGACCAGGTGATCAGAAACTTCAATCCTTACGGGCTTGCCAGTCCCATGAAGATCGCGTCCCCTGATCTTCCTGTCACCAAAATGACGACCATCGCATGACCGACACTCAGACGATCACGATCGCACAGGCAGTCCTCAACTGCCTGTGCACCAACCTGAACGCCAACCCCAACCCACCGATGCACTGCTGCTTCCGAGTGGGCACCGAGGTAGCGTTCGACGCCGGCCAGCAGCAGGATCTGTGCTGCGAAGGTCTGGCCTACGTGACCATGGGCGACATCTTCCCGTCGGTGTCGTCGTTCCCTGACCAGGACATCATTCGGCAGGTGCAGGGATCCTGCGCGCCGCCAGCCTGGGCGGTGCAGTTCGACCTGGGCGTGATCCGCTGCGCCCCGACCGGTGACGAGAACTACCCGCCAGACTGCACCGACTGGGGCACGGCGTTCACGACGATGGCCAACGACGCTCAGGCGCTACGTAAGACCGCCTGCTGTGTACGGAACTGGGTGATGGACCCGGCCAACAATATGATCGGTATGAGCGTGGTGCTGAACCGGCAGTCGTCCAGCCCCATCCAGGGCGGCTGCATGGAGCGCAAGATGAGTCTTGTGGTCCAGATGAAGAACTGCGATTGTTAGTCGATGCCTCCGCGTAAAAAGGTTACCGCCGTAGAAGACCCCGATGATGGGATCCGCTACGCGCATGTGCGTGCCCTCAAGTCGTTCAACGACTGGCCTGAGCATGAGGTTCGGTGGGTCCCCATCGATCCTTTGATCGCGCACCTGATAGTGATCGGATACCTTGAGGAATGGCCACACGGGTCTCCGTAAACCGCACCGCCGCTCACGCCTACGTCATGTCGACGACGCGGGAGTTGGCCGAGCGCATTACGGCGCAGATTCTCATCGACTCGAAGATCAACGCCTCAACCGGTCCGTATGTAACGGGCCGGCTGGCGTCGGCTATCCACGCCGGCTTCCGCGCCTTGCCGTCCGGCTACTCCTCGACCGTTGGCACGAACCTGTATTACGCCGAAGTCGCCGAAAAAGGCGCGGCGAGGCACATAATCCGAGCCCGTCCGCACGGGCTTGGTGGAGGATTTTTCCGGGGCGGTTATAAGCTGAGCTTCTACTGGCGCAAAGTGGGCCACGTGGTGACGTTCCCTTACGTCAACCACCCTGGCCACAAGGGCAAGCATTACATTGAAGACGCCCTGCTCAAGGCAGCCAGACGGCACAACTTGAGGGTGATCATCTATGAACGGTAGGAGCTTATGACGGAGAAGACCGCGACAGTGACGATCCTTGACCGCCCCATTAAGGTGCGTGAGTACAAGGACAGCCAGATCATGCTGCTCGTCAGCGAGGCGAACACCATCAAGAGGACCGGTGCCGATCCGGCACGGCGCATGCAGGGCGTGGATCGGGTCATGCGGCTGCTGGAATCGGCTGTGGTGGACGACGACGACCGCGACTGGTTGGTTGAGCAGAACATCGCCGGCAACCTCTCCATGGGTGATCTGACCGGCCTCCTGAGCGCATTCAGCCAGGACGCCGAGGAGACTGTGGTGCCGAACCGCGCGGTGCGTCGTGGCCGTCCACCAAAGCAGCGCTAACACCCCGCCTGTCGTCATACCGAAGCTGGTAACCGATCCCGTTTGGTCTCTGGACTCCTGGCCGGTCATCATCACCCTGGCGGGCCAGGAGTTCACTGCACCACCCATGCGGGCGCTGGAATGGCTTGAACTGTTGATGACGGGCGCGGACGCACTGGAACCCACCACTTTTGTTGAGCACGTTTTCGCCGAAGATGACGCTGAAGAAATCCTTGACCTGCTGTGGAACGGTGAACTGGACATCGAAGAGTTCAACGACATCGTTTTAGAATTGATCGGTGAAGTGTCTGGACGCCCTTGGTGGGTGACAATGAAGCTGATTTCTTCGGCGAAAGGTAGCTGGGACTTCCTGGGTGCAGAGTTGATGCTTCAAGGCATCCGCGCGACCGAGGTGTCCCTGTCTGCCTGGTTGGACGTTGTGCTGCTGCTTATTCTCCGTAATATAGATCCCGACAAGGCGACACTGTTTACCTCCGAACTTGAAATGCCACCTCCTGGTGTTGAGATGAAGCCTGAAGAATTGGAGATTTCTGCGCAGCAGTTCCTTTCGATGGGCTAAGGAGGTGACCGGCCATCGCCGAGGTAGGTGACGTCTATGCCGAACTCCATGTGGATGGCAAGCCCTTCGAGCGTGAACTTGGGCCGGAACTCCAGAAGGCATCAAAAGACGCCGACGCGATCCTTGACGAGGTTGGCAAAAGCTGGGGTAACCGGCTAGCCGACTCGACCTCCACCGAGATCGGTAAGCACGGCAAGGACTTCGGGCATTCCATCGAGGATGCGGTGGAGAAGACCACCGTCCGACTTCACCCGAACATCGACTTCAAGCGGGACCGCAACGGCAGGCTCCACGACGCCGCAGGCAAGTTTGTGCGCGAGTTCGAGGAAGATGTTGTCAGCAGCTTCCAGAACCTCACCCGTGGCGGGGGGCCGTTCTCGAAGATCGGTGAAGGCATCGCCGACGCGATCGGTGCCGGCGCAAACGTATCCGGCAAGTCGCCACTCATCGCCGTTCTGGTCCCCGCTTTCGGTGCCCTGGGAGCCGCGATTGCCGCCGTTGTGCAGATCGCTAACGCGCTCGTCGCCGTTCTCACCACCCTGCCAGCCCTGATAACCGCCATCGGCCTGCAGGCGGGCGTGCTGATGCTGGCCTTCAAGGGTGTCGGCACCGCCATTCAGGGTGCGTTCGCGGCGAAGAACTGGACCGACTTCTACGCCGCCATCCAGGGGTTGACGCCGGCTGCGCAGAGGTTCGTCATCAGCCTCCTGCCGCTGCGGGACCTGTTCCGTGAACTGAAGACGTCGGTGCAGGAAAGCTTCTTTACCGCGTTCGGCAACACGATGGTCAACCTTGTGCAGGAGCTAGGACCCATCCTGCGCTCAGGGTTGCCTCAACTGGCCACCGCGCTGGGTGGACTGTTCAAGCAGATCGGCCTGTTCTTCGCTTCACCTGTCTTCGTCACGTTCGTACGAGACGTCATTCCCGCCACCGTGCGTTGGCTTGGACAGTTCGGTCCGGGCTTCGTCGGGCTGCTCACCTCGCTCATCAACATGGCGCACACCGCCATCCCGTTCCTGGAGCGCGTCGGGCAGATCGTCACCAACGCCTTCATGACCTTCTCGAACTGGCTCAACGATCAGGTCAAGAGTGGAGACCTGCTGGGCTGGCTGAACGAGATGGGCGACACGCTCGACAAGACGTCGGAACTGTTCTTCAACATCATCCGGTTCGTCGGCTCCCTCGTGGACGCCCTCAACAAGGCCGGTGGCAACGACGTCATCGATCAGCTTTCCGAACTGTTCAATCGCCTGGCCATATTCTTCAGTTCCCCTGAGGGTCAAGCGGCGATGGCGGGCTTTATCCACTCGCTTGAACTGTTGACGTACATCTTCTCTGGCCTCGTTTTCACCTTCACGGGTTCGATGATCGCCATCGAATCCGTCATTCAGTTCTTCGCGTTCCTCGGTACCGCTATCGGGGCGTTCGTTAGCTGGCTCACCGACACGGCTGGACCGGCCATCGCCACATTCTTCACCGAGACGTTCCCTGGTTGGATTTCCAGCCTGGCGACATCGGTGTCCAACTGGTTCGGAAAGATCAGCTACTACATTCAGAGCGGCTTCGGTGCCGCCATTGAATGGGTGATGACCAAGTGGAATGAGTTCACCGGGTGGATCGGCCGCAAGGTCGCTGACGTCACCAGCTTCTTCACTGGGCTACCGGGCCGGCTTGCCGACATTGGCCGAAGCATGATGCAGGGCCTTAAGGATGGTTTACAGTGGGGCTGGGACCACACAGTCGGACCGATCCTGAAGTGGATCACCAGTCAGGTACCGAGTTGGAAGGGTCCCGAGTCTAAAGATCGCGTGCTCTTGGAACCAGCCGGACAAGCGGTCATGGAAGGGTTCGGACAGGGCCTGACGAAAGGCGCGCAGAACTTGCGCACCATGCTGGCAGGCTTCACGGACTCCCTTGGCGGCGTTGGCATTTCAGGTTCCGGAGGCGGCGGAGTGAGTCCCATCGTGGTGAATGTGGGATTCCACGGGTCCCTGCCCACCGAGCAGCAGGCGTACGACACCGGACGGGCAGCCGGCCGTGGTGTTAACGACGAGATGGCGTCCCAAGTGAATCAGCGCAACATCCGCCTCGCGGTGAGGATGGCCTGACATGGGACGCTACAACCCGAACCTGCCTTACATTCTCGGCCAAGAGTGGGTGCCGATCCACGACGAGGACTACGTCTACACGCCAGACCTCGCCACCGTTGAGCTAGGACACCGGTTCTCCACATCCACCGCCTACACCCTTGTCGACGGTCGGTTCTACATGAACCGGTTCCCGCCCGCGCTGGTAGCTGGGCAGGGCTACGGCATCAACATCTACCCGGCTGGCGCGGAAGACCGCACCGGCCCGGTCCGCAACGTCATCATCCCGTGCAACGCGGCCGGCGTCACCGGCAACGCGGGCGACATCCAGTCCGTCACCACCATCCTCAAGAACGTCATGAGCCCGTCCGACAACCTGGCCGCGAACGGCTACGTCGGCGGGTCCCCCACCGCATTCCGGATGGAGTTCTTCTTCGCCACCAACCAGTATTCGCAACTGCTGACCGGCAAACGGATCCTGGGCGTGGACTACCTGTACCAATTCAGCGCTGGCGGCACCCCTCTCGCCGAAGCCCTGGCATGGCAGAACCAGTTGAGCGTTGAGGCGTTCCAGCCGACCCTGCCCGGCACCACCCTGATCGGCGCGATCACCACCGCAGGCGTGCCGACCTTCGCGATCAGCGACACCTCACAGTTCGACCAGGTCTACAGCCTGGGGCTCAGCGAAGTTCAGATCATGTCATTGCTGTCCGGCAACCCGTCAATGTGGAACTACCCAGAACTGGCCAAGTTCGAGGCCACCCACGCCAACCGGATCGGCATCGCCTGGTCGTCCACCACCAACGTCCTCGCGCAGGCGTTCTTCCAGATCGGCTACCAGGCTCTGCGGGTCTGGTACTGCGAGGAGGCGCGCACCGCCGCTGGTGTGTACATCTTCACCCCGGGAATCAGCACCAATGTCAACCTGAACACCACCATCGTTCCGCTGCGCAACCCCACCACTCTGGCGTTGACCCCGTCCCTGCCAGCCGGGGACTACACGGTCACCAGCCAGGCGCTCAACCTCGGCTGGCTAGCTGAGAACCAGGGCACCGTCATCGGCATCGGGCTCAACGGCATGGGCGAGATCCCGATGACCGCCGAGCGGCAGTTGTACCAGATTTCCTCGCATCCCGGCGTGCAGATCAACCACCCGTTCCCGCTGGACGAGTCAGCCGTGGACCAGCCGTTCACTCAGGTTGGCTCGGACGTGCTGCCACAGTTGTCGCTGCACACCTCAACCGGTCCGCTGGTGGAGGTTCACGCCTACGGGCGGCAGGCTGTGGCGCAGGTATACAGCGGTGTCACAGCGACTCAGGAAATCTACGACACCAGCATCGGCGGGAACTTCGCATACCCGCAGGTGCGCTTCTATGCTCGCCGCTGGGGTGACACGAACGTCCCGCTGACCCTGTCGTCCACCTCCCCGGTGGTGTCGGGTAGCGGCATGTCGGTCACGTTGACCGCCGACCAGTTCGACGCGCTCCCACCAGCCGGGGGCATCATCAACGGCTGGAAAGAGGTCACGCTCCGGTTCCCGAGCGCCCCGACCATGGGACAGGGAACCAACCCGCAGTGGGTGTGGTCCGCCAATGGTCTGGCTGCTGGCAACCGCTGGGAGGTGTTGGGTGCGATAGCGCCGGCCATCTCCGGTGTGCCAGGCAACGTGCTGAACCAGATCAACCCGTCCAACCAACGTCTGTACGCGGCCACGTATGGTGCTCCCGCATCTGGTGCCGCCGTGAACCTTGGCTGGGTGCCTGGGTGGTCCCCGCTGGTGTCGGCAACCACCGACGACCAGGCCGCTGATGCGGTGCTGCTGTTCAGCCAGGACCCGCCCAGCATCACCGGTTTCACGATGACGAACCAGACGCAGGCGATCACCGGGATTGGCCTAGACTGTGGCGGTACCCCGTGCTGCGTGCCGACCGGCATCACGTACAAGGAGTTGACCTGGACCGCACCGTTCCCCGCTGTGTGTGACCAGTTCACCAGGAGTGTGTCCAATGGCTGGGGCACCATTGTGTCCGGACTCACCTGGGCTGTTACGGGTGGTGCGGTGGGCGATTACGCGGTCAACGGCAGTGCTGGCACCATCACGCCCACCACCACGAACTCACGGACCGCGTACCTGACCGGCACGGGCCAGTCGCTCAACAACTATGACGTCACCGTGCTGGTGACGTTGAGTTCGCTCGCCAACGTCAACGCCAACCACCAGATTTCGATCATCGGTAGGTTCATTGACAGCGGCAACTTCTACAGACACAAGGCAACCATCACCACCGCCACGGGTGCTGTTGGCCTGACCTTCGATGCTGTGGCGGGTGGCTCCCAGGTCACCACGAACGGTCCCACCCAGGACATCATCCTCAGCGACCCGAGCCCAGCCCCGTTCTACCTGCGGGCACAGGCCGACGGGTCCATCATGCGCACCAAGGTGTGGCTAGCGTCCACAACTGAACCCACCGAGTGGGGTCAGGTCGCCTTCGACACCACCCAGACCGCTGGCGCGGTGGGTGTCAACACGATCAACTCTCAGGTCACCGTGTCGTTCGACAACTTCCTGGTTCTGCCGATCGCCTTACTGGGATCGTCGTATGAGATCCAGCGGATGGACGACATCACCGACTGGAAGACGATCATGCTGACGACGAACCTGTGCACCAGCAGGTTCCGCGACTACGAGGGCCGTGTCGGCACCACCAACTCGTACCGCATCCGCATGGTCAATGAGTACAACTTCGCTGGGGCCTGGTCTCCCACCATCACCGGCTCCATTGCCGCGCCAGGTGTCACCGGAGGGGCGTGTCTGAGCACCGCTGGGGGCGTGCTCATCTTCACCTCCAACTACAACCAGAACGGCCTCTACAACCTGGCGTACGTGCCGATCTTCAACGGAAGCATCCCGAGCGAGGACTTCACCTTCCCCGAGTCCAGCACCGTCTCGTTCGGGCGCATGTACACCCGCAACTACCAGGTGGGCTTCAAGCCGCTGGAACGCGGCGGCGAGACATTCAGTCGGGACATCCTCGTCCAGGCGGCAGCGGTTGCCCTACCGCGCCTGGCCAACGTCAAGGCTCTGCGGGACATGGCGTGGGCTGACCTGCCGTACGTGTGTGTGCGTGACGACATCGGTGACCGCTGGTTTGCGATGGTCCAGGTTCCCGGCGACCAGGTCCGGCGCAACCGTCGCCTGTACACGTCAACGGTCAACATCACCGAGGTGACCGACACGCCGTTCGCGGTGAACGCATGACAACATGGCCAGGACTGGTACCTCTCGTCAGCACGGCCCGGGACACGTTCCTCGACCTGGACGAGTCCGTTGGCGTACGTAGTGGAACGTTCAAGTTCTTCCACTACGACGGGGTGACCGGGGAAAACCTCGGCAACATCACCCCGTACATCTCCAACCCCACCCTGGTCCACGACACGTCCCGCACCGTGAAGCGTTCCCTGTCCCTGTCGCTGGGCATCCAGGACGCCTCCGTCATCAACCCGGTACGTGACCGCATCTGGGTGTACATGAACCTGCAGGGCCGGGACTGGCCACTGGGCCGGTACATGTTCACCGACGACCTGGCTCAGGTAACCAGCAAAGGGAACCTGGCTTCCATTCAGGTTGTCGACGAGATGTTCCGCATCGACCAAAGCATCTCCCAGCCATACGCCTCATTCCTGGAGCAGGTTCCGGTGGCGGTACGGAAGCTGGTTGATGAACTGGACATCCAGTTTGATATTGACTCTTCGCCGTACACATCGGCGGTGTCCTCGCCGATCGGATCACGGCGCGGATCAATCCTTGCTCAGCTAGCCACTCAGGGCGACTACCAGACCCCGTGGATGAACAACCTCGGCAAGTTCACCATGATCCGCACAGTAGATGCGGCCAGCGCCGTACCAACGATCGACTTCGACACCGAGGACCGCATCTTCGCCGACGGCATCACCCGCACCACCGACATCCTCGACGCGCCCAACCGGTTCATTGTCATCGGCAATGGCGCGTCGGCACTGAACGCTTCAATCGTCGGCACCTACGATGTGCCGAATTCGGCACCGCATTCCATCCAGAACCGGGGCTTCGTGATCCCCGCTGTCGTCAATATGCAGGTCAACAACCCGGTCCAGGCAGAAGCGGCAGCGCGGACCATCGGCCTGAACTCGAATGTGGTGGAGCGGGCTACGTTCAGCACCCCACCGGATCCGCGTCACGACTCCTACGACGTGTGCGTGTGGGCCGGACTGCGGTGGCTGGAGGTCCGCTGGTCCATGACGCTGGTAGAGGGCGGGGCCATGTCGCACACGCTTGTGAGGGCCTACGCATGAATCAGCAGGACATGGCCGCGACCATGACGAAAAGCTTGATGACTAACGCATCTAAGCTTGGCCTGAAGTGGGAAATCAGGTTCGGTACGGTGTTCCAGCTTCACAGTGGTGTCACCTACGTGACGCTGGACGGCGACGCCTCCGGTAACGACTCCGACTCGGACTCCACTCAGGTGATCGCGGTGCCGCTGGGACCGCAGCCGGCCACGCACTCCCGGGTGACCTGCTTCCTGACCTCGCCTACCGAGGTGTACATCATCGGCATGTCCCCGTACGCGGGACAGCCAGTGATGCGGTGGCGCAACAGCGGCGGCCAGTCCATCCCTGATGCGGGAGCGGGAACCTTCCTTCAGTGGGACACCAACGATCTGGACTTCTTTGACTTGTTCGTGCTGAACGGAACGCAATGGCAGCCACCTATTGCCGGCTGGTATCAGATGAGCGGTCGTGCCTCGTTCACCGCCAACGCGGTGTCCCGCCGTGGCTACTTCATCAACACCAACGGCACCACGGGTGCGCCGGGAACGGTTGGTGGCCAGTCTCTGCAGGCCCCAGCAACTGGTAGCGCCCAGATCAGCGGTCAGGGTCTGGTGTACCTCAACGGCACCGACTTCATCGGTGCCCGCGTCATTCAGAACAGCGGTGCCCCGCTTACAGTTGCCGGCACCGACGGTGGTTCAGTGCTTGAAGCTGTGTATCTGGGCAGTCCACTCACCGCGTAGAACGGGTCATCCTATGAAGGTTTACGCGCTACCCGCCGACTCGTATGGCTGTGGGCATTACCGGCTCATCTGGCCGGCAGATGTGTTGAAGCGGCAGGGATTCGACGTTGTCATCATCCCGCCGAGCAAGTCCACCGGGTTCCTTGCCAAGACTCAGAAAGATGATGCCGGTCGCGAGCACCTGACAAGTGTGCAGATCCCAGGCGACGCCGATGTGATCATCTTGCAACGTCCGGCTCACCCTCTTCAGCCTCAAATGATCGAGATGATGCGCTCCAACGGTATCGCCGTCATCATCGACATGGACGACGACATGTCCCAGATCCACCCGGACAACCTGGCGTACCACATGTACCGTCCCCGCTCCGGGTCACCGTTCTCGTGGAAGCACGCCACCGAGTCCTGCAAGCTGGCTACGTTCGTCACCACCTCGACGCAGCGGCTGCAGAAGACGTACGCCGCGCACGGGCGGGGCATGGCCCTGGACAACTACATCCCGCACGCCTACCTGACGTTCCCCACAAGGGAGACGGGCTACTTTGGGTGGGCCGGGACCACCAAGAGCCACCCGAACGACCCGCAGATGTCAGCGCTGGGCGTGAAGCGGCTGATCGACGACGGATATCACTTCAAGATCGTTGGGGGGGATGAGAAGTGCCGCCAGGCGTTTCGTTTGCCGTTCCGCCCCGAGATGACTGGCGTCGTCGGCATGGCGGAATTCGCCCACACCATTGGGCAAAACTTGGATGTTGGCATCATCCCCCTTGCCAACACAGGCTTCAACGCCGCGAAGTCCAGGCTGAAGGGCATCGAGATGATGTCAGTTGGCGTACCCTGGGTTGCTTCACCCAGGGAGGAGTACCGTAGACTGGTAAAGGAGTCAGGGTGCGGGTTCCTCGCAGGCCAGCCGAAAGACTGGTACCTGCAAGTCAAGGAACTCATGGACAATGACGCCTTACGCAAAGAGCAGGCCGAGGCCGGACGTCAGTACATGTTCACTCAGACCTACGAGATGAACGCCTGGCGGTGGGCTGAGGCGTGGCAGCGGGCCTACGACATAGAACGGAACCGAACTCGTGAAAAGACGGTGGTGGTTTAAAGAGGCCGAGGATCTTGTGGGCACCGAGATGCTCGCCCTGGAGGAACGTAACCTCATGGCTGAGCCGGTGCACCAACCTCGCCTTATCCGTTCAGGGCCAGCGATAACAGCCATGGGATCCTGGAACCATCTGACCCCGTTGATCATCGATCCTGAGGTGGTGTTCCGTGATCTCCGTTCTACTTCCGTCGCGTAGCCGTCCAGAACTGCTCGCTCGCAGCGTGCAGCATCTGTACGAGAAGGCATCCAACCCGGCTGGGATTGAGGTGTTGATCGCCAACGACCCGGACGACGACATCACCGTTGAGGTCGCCACCCAACTGTTCAACGCCTACACCACGGTGCGGCTGATCCGCACCCACAGGCGCTTCGGGTACCGCGAATTCCACGAGTACTTCAACATGCTGTGCAACAGCGCCACCGGGGACTGGTTCCTGCTGTGGAACGACGACGCCATCATGGAGTCGATCAGTTGGGATATGGCAATGGAGAACAACCCGCCCGGTGTCCTGTCGCTGAAGACCAACCAGTACCCGTTCAACGTGTTCCCGGCCGTCCACCGTCGCGTATGGGAAGCCATGGGCCACTTCTCGCTGTCCCCGCACTGCGACTCGTGGGTTCACGACGTTGGTTCGATGGCTGGCTGTGCGTACGAGACTGACATCCACGCCCTGCATGACCGGGCTGACCTGACCGGCAACAACTTCGATGGCATCTACATGGAAACCCACGCCAACTATCAAACTGTGGAGTACTACGCCGAACCTCTGGTCAGCCTGCGCGCTACTGACGTTGAGAACGTGAGAAAGGCTCTGGGATTGTGAGGGTTCTTGTCACGGGCGGCAGCGGGTTCGTCGGCACCCACCTGCGCGATGCCCTGATCAGGGCTGGGCATGAGGTTTTCAGCTTTGACCAGACCAACAGTCCCACTGACGACATCCGTGACTATTACGCGATCCGTCGGGCCGTGGACCACGTACAGCCGGACTACGTGTACCACCTGGCCGCGTTGGCGTACGTGCCCGAGTCGACGTCGGACACCAGGCGTGCCTTCAACATCAACACGTTAGGCACGATCAACCTGATGGAGGCGTTGCGGCAGGCCGGATCCGACGCCCGCGTGCTGGTGACCGGAACCAGCGAGGAGTACGGCCTCGACCACGAGGAAGGCGTCCTTATCACTGAGGAGTCCACGCCTCGCCCCACCAGCCTGTACGGGATCTCGAAGCTGTCCGCAGGGTTGGCGGCCATTAACTACGGCGAGAAGTACGGCATCCCTGTAGTGGTGACCCGAGCCGTGAACCACACCGGGCCAGGACACTCGCGCACCTACGCGGTGCCGGCGTTCGCGCGCCGGGTGGCCCTGGCCGAGAAGTACGGCGGTACCGTCACCCACGGGAACCTGGACGCCACCCGCTACTACCTGGATGTGCGCGACGTTATCCGCGCCTACATGCTGGCGATCGACCTGGACCGGGGGATCTACAACATCTCCCCGGGGGCGAAGCTCACCATGAAGAAGATCCTCCTCGACCTGGTAGCCATGGCGAAGGAGGACGTGAAAGCTGAACCCAACCCGGCCTTGTACCGCACAGCCGGCGTGGACGTACCCACCATCAGTAGCACCAAGTTCCGCAGCGCCACCGACTGGCGTGCCGAGATCCCGTTGAGCGACACCTTGAAAGAAGTTCTTGACTACTGGAGACGTCATGTCTGAGCGTGCCGACTACACTTCGATCGCAGCATGCCGCGCCTGCGGGGAGCCGGACCTGGTGCTGGTGCTGGACCTGGGCATGCAGGTGCTGTCCGACTTCAAGCCTGACAACAGCCCTGGCGTGGAGGCACCTCTGACCCTGATGCGGTGCGAGCAATGCGGTCTGGTGCAGTTGGCGCACACCGTTACCCGCGACACCATGTACACCGAGAACTACGGCTTCCTGTCCGGCGTGAACGAGGGCATCGTCAAGGACCTGCAGAGCATCGTCCTCGACGGCCTGGAGTTCCACCAGTTCGGGCGTTGGCTAGACATTGCCAGCAACGACGGCACCCTGCTCAGCTTCGTTCCGGGAAGCTTCATGCGGGTGGGCTTCGATCCGGTGAAGAAGTTCAAGCCCTTGGCCGAGAAGCACGGCGTCATCGTCGATGACTACTTCCGCGCGGACCTGGTCTCTCCGACCATGCAGTTCGACGTCATCACGTCAGTGTCGATGTTCTACGACATCCACGACCTCGACACGTTCGTACGGGAAGTCAAGAGCGTCCTAGCCAAGGACGGCGTGTGGATCATCCAGCAGAACTACCTGCTCGACATGCTGCGTCTCGGTGCCGTCGATAACATCTGCCACGAGCACCTCACCTACTTCAGCTTGAATACCCTGCACCGACTGCTCTACAAGCATGGCCTGGAGATCATCGACGCTTCTCGCAGTGACGTCAACGGTGGCGTCATCCGCACCACCGTGGCTCACGGTGGGCGCTACGACGTGCAGGTGCGCAACCTCAACACCATTACCCACCAGGAGTCAGCGTTCGGCCTGGAGCAGGCCGGCACCTACCACTGGTTCGCTGACACCGCCCGGCACAACCTCGAATGCCTGAGCGGTTTCGTCAACACCATCGCCGCCAAGGGTCCGGTGGACGTGTACGGGGCATCCACGCGGGGGGCAGTCCTGTGGCAAGGGGCCGGTCTAGACGGAAACTCGTTGCGCCAGGCCGTAGAGCGCCAGCCCGAGAAGGTCGGCAAGTGGTTCACCCCGGTACGCATCCCCATCGTGAGTGAGGAGACGATGCGCGCTGATCCGCCTACTGCCCTACTGGTCGGGCCGTGGTGGCATCGTGATGCGTTCATCGAACGTGAACGTGACTATCTGAGCAATGGAGGAATGATGATCTTCCCGCTACCCGAAGTGGAGGTCGCGTCCAAGTGAACGTTGGTGTGCTTGGTCTCGGCAAGGTGGGCTTGGTCCTCGCCTGCACGTTGGCCTACTACGGCAAACACACAGTGTTCGGCATGGACCTGGAGAGCGCCGACAAGGTGCAGAAGCGCCGCAACGTGTTCCCTGAACCAATCCCACCGGCCGACATCCTCATCACCGCCGATATCAGGCACCTCGTGTCGTCGGTTGACATCCTGTACGTGTGTGTGGCGACCCCGCACAACAACCCGAGGCTTGACGGCACACACACCTCGTGGGTGGTACCGGAAGACTTCGACTACGAGCAGTTGAACACGGCACTGCGGACCATCGCGGCGGCCACCAACGCCCTGAAGCGTGAGATCACTGTGGTGGTCCTGTCGACGGTGGCCCCGGGCACGTTCAACAAGGGCCTGCGGGGGCTGGCGAACAAGTACATGAGACTCGTGTACAGCCCGTCATTCATCAGCCTGGGGACCATCCAGAAGAACCTGATGGAGCCCAGTTGCATCCTGGTCGGCGAGGACCGCAAGAACGGACGTCCCAGCGTGGCTGTGGACATCAGGGCGCTGTGGGCTCCGGTGGTTGGCCCGTCGCTGAAGATGTACGTGACGACCATCGAGGAAGCCGAGATCATCAAGATGACCTCGAACTTCTTGCAGTCCTACAAGATCGAACTGATGAACGCGGTCGCGCAGATGTGCGACTACACCGGAGCCAATGTCGACAACGTGTCCGGGGCGCTCGCTAACGTTCTCAACCACGGCTGGATCCCGCGCGCCGGCCTGCCCGATGGTGGGGCGTGCCGTCCCCGCGACGCCGTCGTCCTGGACTACGTGGCCGATGAGGCGTTCGTCGGGTGGAACCCGTTCCGTGAGCTACGTCAGGCGCGGACCACCAACATGCGCTACCACGCCTCGTATGCGGCTGCCCTGGCGAAGGAGCACAAGCTCCCGATCATCATCGTCGGCATGACCTACAAGCCGGGGGTGGTGTACACCGACGGGTCGCCTGGTGTCTTCCTGCACAACATGCTCACCGAAATGGGCTATGAGTCAAGAATTGTCGACGTAAGTGCGGCCAGCTTCCGCAATAAGGCCGTGTACGTGTGGGCGCTGGACGCGGCCCTCGATGGTCAGAGGTACGCGAAGGGTTCCGTGGTGTACGACCCGTGGGGAACCACCCTCACGGGCTCAGGTGACCAACAGGGCGTGGTGTACGTCCGTCCAGGCAGGAGAGAAGAATGATTCCCGGATTGACCGTCTGCATCCCCACCATTCCGCCGCGCCGGCATCTGCTGCAGCGTGCGGTGGCGTCAGTGCTGATGCAGAATAAGCCGGTGTCCGCGCTCAGCATCAGCGTGGACAACGAGAAGCTGGGTGCCCCGGTGAACCGGACCCGCGCACTCATGGCTGCCCGCACCGAGTGGGTGTGCTTCCTCGACGATGACGATGAACTCCTGCCCGACTACCACGGGCACTTGGCCGAGTTTGCCGAGCAGGAGAACGCCGACCTGGTGTACGGCTGGTTCAACGTGATTGGTGGCCAGGACCCGTTCCCGTCACATTTCGGTAAGCCGTGGGATCCCGCCAACCCGCTGTGTGTGTCGATCGGGATGATGGTGAAAACCGAACTGGCACAGGCTGTTGGTGGCTTCGATGACATCGACACCCACCCGCACGGCTATTACGGCGGCGAGGACTACTGGTTCATCTGCAAGGTCAACAACACTGGTGCCAAAATCGCCCACCTGCCCGAGCGTCTTTTCAACTACCACCATCACGGAGCTAACACGTCGGGTCGCCCCGACAGATGGGTGTAACCAACCATGAAGAAGGAAGTCAAGCTTCTGTTCGCAGGAGCCGTCACTCTGATCGTCGCCGGTACCTGCGGCGCGTGTGTCAGCAACGCCAAAGGGGGCAGCGCGCCCTCTACCGAACCCGTACAAGCCTCTGGGAGCCCGGCCCCTAAGTCCACCAAGGCTAAGGTTGTCTCCTTCAAGGGAGGCACCTGGACGGTCGGCGTAGACATCCCGCCCGGCACGTACCGCGTCACCAAGGCGATCGGTGAAGGCGCTCAGTGCTACTGGCAGATCACGAAGTCCGGTAGCAACGGCCAGGACATCATCGCGAATGACATTGTTGATGGTGGGCGACCCACCATCACGATCAAAAAGGGTCAGGATATTGAGGTGGCCAGCGACTGCGGCAGATGGAGCAAGGTGAAGTGAAACTCAACGTTGGGTGCGGCGAATTCTATGCCGACGGTTGGACCAACATGGATGTCGCATCCAACGACCTTGTCCGACCCGACATCATCGGCTCGCTAACCGATCTGCCTAAGCCTGACGACCTTTCGAACATCGAAATGGTGTACCTGGGCCACATCCTGGAGCACCTGCCATACGCCACGATCCCGTCAGTTCTGCGGGGCCTGTGGCCACGGTGTGTGGCCAACGCCAAGGTGGCCATTGTCGGCCCTGACGTGGACCGCGCCGCAGCGTTGCATGTCGGTGGGCAGCTTGACTGGCGTACCGTTGTCCTCGCCCTCACGGGCGAGGACAGGTGGCTTGGGGATCAGCATTTGTGGGCATGTAACGAGGACAGACTTCTGAGAATTGTAAAATCTTCCGGGTTGAAGAGAGTCCATCCGATACCTATCTCGTCACCGCTTTTGGACGAATTCCCTGTCACGTCAAGGGCTGCGTGGCAGTGCGCCATCATTGGAGTGGTTGGGTAGCCATGATCTACGTGCCTTACGATGAGGAAAAGGTAAGACCAATCCCTCAGAAAGGCAACGAAATGAAGCCAGTCAGTTGGCCTCAGGTCACGATGATCCTTGCGACCATTGCGCTGCTGGTGTTGGGAGTGTGCTTCCTGGCCGCGCTGGACAAAGACCCCACCATCATGTTGACGTTGGCTGGTCTGATCGCGGTACCTGTGCTCGGTGCGTTCGGTGTGGCGGTGTACCAGAAACTGGATCAGGTGAAGGAAGTCTCCAACGGCACCCTCACCCGCGCCCACGACATGATCGATAAGCAGGCTGGGCATGCCGCTGACGCCGCCAATCAGGCCGCTGTCGCGCTGGCCGCGAACAACGAGATCCTCGCCAAGGTCGTGCAACTCTTGACCGAGCAGCAGCACCAGCGGAACCTGCACGACGACGCTGAGCGGACGTCGTCACTGCGATGACCACCTTCCGCCGCTACCGGTTCGAGCACGTCGGTGAGTGGAACGCCGACTTCGATGCCGTGGTGGCCACGCTTGATCGGCAATGCAAACGCCGCTGGTGGTACACGGACCCGTGGGCCGGTGGGCAGGGACTGAACAGGCTGCAGTTCTCGTTCACGGTGGCCGGCAGGGACCAATGGTGGTGTCACCGTAGGGCCATGTTCCTGGCCGGCGTCTGCTACATGGCGGCAGGGCTGCAGGACACGAAGTTGCCCGAACCAACCTGGGAGCCACTTCCCCCGCACACGCAGAGAGGCCGGTTCCGCCGACCTTCCGAGAAGGCGGAACCGGCCCCAGCTAACGACTAGTGGGCAGAGTTGACGATGACGTCAGACTTGCCGTTGCCGCCGTTCGGGTCACCGCAGTTGAAGGTGACCGGCAGTCCGCCAAGCTGACCTTTCGCTGCGAGGTCCTTCAGGAAGTTCAGGCAGTTCTGGTACTTGACACCCGGGTCGTTGGATGACTGGGTGGCCAGCTTGTCATTGGCAAGCTTCTGCTGCTCTGCGGTGAGTTTCTGCTGGGTAGCGATCTGCGTGTCCGCGAGAGCCTGCGCGTAGCCGTTGAGCTTCTGCTGCGTGACGTCGTCATAGTGGATCAGGGAGATGGCGACGACGTCGACCTGGATGCCGGCATCAACGTTGCTCTTGAGGATGCCCAGAGCCTGCGCGGCCAGGTCCTGCTGACTGCGGTTTTCCTTGCCGCCAGACAGTACCGCCAGGGGGTTGTAGTCGGCGAAGACCTCGTTGAGTGCCACGGTGGTTTGACGCCAGATGACATTGTCGTGGATGTTCTTGATGACGTTGTCATCCTTGCCCCGGTAGCGCTGCCACAGTTCGTTGGCGTGCGCCTCCTGGGAGACGTTCCACTGCACTACCGCGTCCACATCAGCGGTGGTCTGGTTGGCCAGACGCACCTTGACGGTCATCAACTGGGTCTGCACGGTGCCATCCACCAGTTCAATGGACGACCACGGGGGAACCCAGTGCGGGCCACTGGCCACGGCCTGATCTGCCTTGCCGAACTCCACCACGACTGCCACATTGCGGGGCGGTACGACGGTGAAGGTGTTTAGCGTAAAGATCGCCAGACCACCGATGATGAACAGAGTGGCGATCAGGGTCGTGCCCCAGGTCTTATCCACATCAAGCTCATCGGAGATCGTTCGCTTTTGGGCGAACATAACGATCGCTACCAGGAGCATGATGATCGGGACTACGACGGTCCAAATAACTGCACCCACAGGTGCTTCCTCCTTCTAGGGGGGAGGGCTCCCTCCTGATTTAAGAGTAGCACAGGTACGCAAATGGCCCCACCGTCAACGGTGGGGCCATTTGGTTGGATCAGGTCACTCGTGACAGACAGAACTGATGATGTTGGCGTAGTTGCCCGGACCAGGGTGAACCGACAGGTCACTCTCACCGGCACCGGCCGCCAAGGAAAACAGGTAACCCGAGCCGCCAGTGCCGCTGTAGAACGACACCTGGAAAGACTCGCGGTTGTACACGCTCTCCGCGTTGTTGTTAGCCCCGTTGATGGCGCTCACGTTATAGCAGGCACCGAAGGCACCGATGTTCTGCGTCCAGGCCGGCGTGCCCGACCAGTTCTTACCGTTCCACAGACACACGACGCTCGACGGGCAGTCCGACGACGACGCCGACGCTGGGGAGGCCGCGATGCCGAGACCAGCGATGCTGACAAGCGCCACGGCCGCAACCGCGAGCCGCTTCAGTGTCTTACTCATACATCTCCTAAGGGATGGTGGTGTTACCGGCCGAGTGAAGACCAGTAATTATTGAAGAATCCGAAGCTCGACACCGAGACACCCGATCCAATGCTTTGCAGGTCTGTGTCTACCGGATGGCAGTTGTACCCACCGTGCAGCACTATCGTGATTGACGTGTGGTTGTACGCGGAGTCTGCGTTGTTGTCGTACGGTGAGGTGAAGTTGTAGCACGTGTCGACGAACGCTGGGGGCGAGAAGATGGTGATGCTGCCCGTGTAGTTCGTTGAGGTCCAGATGCAGAAGAAACCACTACCGCACTGCGACTTGGATGCTGAGGCAGCGGGAGCGAAGATGCCCAACCCAAGGGCGATCACAACTGCTGCAATCGCTCCTTGGATTGCGCGACGGCGACGTGCCGGCGTGTTGCTCATACGTCTCCTTAGGGGAACGTTCGGTAGTACCAGGTGTTTGCCGCGATGGAGATGACGACCAACCCCACAAGGATGGCGTTGGCGGCCAGACCTCGCAAGAAGCTGATCTTCATCCGCTTACCTCTCTTTCGAGGCAGGGCTCGGACTCGAACCGAGATCGTCTGGGTTATGAGCCCAGAGTGTTCCCATTACACCACCCTGCACGACTCCCCTCCCTGGGGAGCGTTTTCAGTGTAGCTGGTGGCCGGTGCGATGAGAAGGTCTGGATGTCAACGTGTACGGCCAACATCCATCTCATCGTCTTACCAAGGGCAGTACGACCGGCCAAGTCTCAGCTACACCGGGGGACCGCTGCACACAGCAGCCTTGGGGAACGTCGCCTTGTGGTGATCTACCGGTGCGGCGGCGTTCCCGTTAAAGATGATGAAGCATTCAACCTTCTGGCCAGGCTCGGTGGGAATGACCTTGAAGGAGTACGACGCCACTGTGCCTTTCTCGGCTGCCTGGTGACGGCTGAACGGCACCGTCTCCACAAAGTCGGCGGGGTACTGCGCCCCCTTCTGCGTGGTACCCGCAGTGAAGATCATGTCGATGTGCACGATCACTCCAGTCTTGTCCGGGGTGCCAGTGCCCAGGAACGTGATCTCCGTGATCGGTGTAGGAGCGCATCCCGTTAGCAGGGACCCGGCCAGCACCAACACCGTTGCTACGCATAGTCGTTTCAACGTTCACCTTTTCGTGAGGACTGCAGTGCAGTACCTGTCATCAACTGTGATGTACCTGAACTCGGTGAGGTCAAAGTCGTCTCCAGCCAGCCGAGCGACTTTAGCCTCGTCATACCAGTCGGCGTACGAGCCGACCTGGTCGAAGGTGAGCACGAAGTTGCCGAAGTTCGGGTCGGTGGTCACGTCCTCCGGTGGTTCCGTGCCAATGAAGTGACGCCATCCCCGGTCGGAGTACAGCATCAGGTGCACTTCCCCGCCAGGCTGCAGCAGGCCGGCGAACCGGCGCATCACCTGGTCGGCGTACGGGATGTGATGCAGCACGCCAGAGCAGTGAATGACATCGACGTAGACGTTCGGTAGGAACGGGAACTCCGGACCGATCTGCATCGTGGTCCAGTGTTCCTGCCCGAACAGACTCATGATCCTTGTGGCCAGCGCGAGGTTTGCCGCCGAGATATCAGCCATGATCACGTAGTTTCCCTGGCTGGCTATCTCCAGGGACTCCATGCCCACACCACAGCCGTAGTCGAGCACGGTTAGGCCGCGCATCTCGTCGAGCCGTAACCCTTCTCGCCAACCGTTATTCCAGTTACGCCACGACGTCAGCGAATACCTGGTGAAGTTCATCTGGTTGACGACCTGGATCAACTGGGCGTCGGTCCACTGCAGCATGTGTTCAGACGCGATATATCCAACATCATCAACTGGTGGGTTCGACCAGGCGCGGACCTGGTCCTCAAAGAAGCTCACCCGAACAGTCCCAGCGTGAGCGCGATGGCCGAGTAGAAGCCGCCCGCCAGGACCACGATGATGAACAGGCTCGTCAGGCAGCCTGACTTCTGCTTCTTGTTGAGCTTCTTCAGGTTCTTTTCGATCTTGTCAAGGCCACGCTTCGATCGATCGGTGTTGCCGACGTGGTAGCCGCCAGGATCGTTACCGTTAGACATGGATGTCCTCCAAGCCGAGCATGGCAATCAACATCTCATGCTGCTCATCCGTCCACTGCGCACCATCCCAGTGCCGCATCCATTCCATGTTCTGTCGCGCCTTGGTGCGCTCAGCCAGCTTGGTGGCACGCTCCAACGCGATACGTTCCTGCTCAGACAGCGGCAGTACTGTGCCGTCCCTCAGCTTCTTACGGGTAAACGGGACGTTGACCCTTGCTGGTTCCATGAATCTTCCTCACTTATCCGTGCCCAGATGTCATTAAGATCAATTTCACTGGTCTGCGTGGTTAGTGCTGTCACGTGCTCGGCCTGCCACTCCTGCCTGCGGTGCCTGCCTTCCACGGCTGCGTGTGATCCGTGCTGACGCATCACTGCAGCCTGGTACAGCGTGGGCGCTGGGCTCACGGGTGCGTTGTAAGGCACCCGTTGCTGCTGTGGCAGGCTGTTCAGGTAGCGCAGGGTCTTGTAGCGCTGATCCACGTTCAGGTGTCTGGTACCGATGGTCTCGTAGCCGCCAGTCGTGCTGTGAAGTAGCGGGCTCGGCGAGATCGGAACCGGTAGTGCTGGTGCCGTGAAACCCTTCAGGATCCGCATGGTGTCAGTCTTCTCGTCGTACCCGCGACCGCACTCCAGGTCAACTTCCTCCTGGGGACGCTTGCGGTCCTCGCGGTACTCGTTCACGACACGTGCTGCCAGGACTGTCGCTATACCAGCGAAGTAGGCCCCAGCGCACGCGAACATCCACCAGTTGTGCTCCATGAATTGGTTCATGACTTCCGTTCAACCTCCGTCCACATGGCCGGGAAGATCAGAAGCACCCGGCGCAAGCGTTCCCATTGGTTCATGTCGATCATGATTGTACCGTCGTTGTTTCTAGGCCAAAGCTCCACAACAAGGGACAAAGCCTCCAGGACCAGGTTCTCCCCGAGACCCTCAGGGATGCCCTCCTCCACTGCGGGAGGCTGCGACTGCGGCTCCAGCGTCGGTGAATTGGCGTCAGGTGCACCCACCACGTGCCCGCTCTCTGTCGGTCGCTTCGCCACCCGTGGCCCACAGATACATTCAGTGCAGCATCCGTGGACCAGGTCGAAGGCGCGGTTGGAATTCAGGAAGTAGTCGTACATCTCCGCGACAGGGTGGCGAATGCCGTGCGGGCACGAGCGTTCCATGATCATGCGATCGTTGTCCCAGTCTCGTGGCCACTCAGCCCACGGACCCGGCATTGGCTGGTGAATGGCGCACCACTGGCCGATACAGTCCGTGCGCTCATGTGTCTGGATGGTCTGGCCAGACTCCAGCAGGTGCTGCTCCATCGTCACTCCTTTCCAGGGGGAGGGGTCTCCTCTAACCATGCTAGCCGGTACACCGAGATTCGTACACCCGGCACGTGAAGAGCATGACGACCCTCGTTCGGGTACATCTTCTTCGCCTTCACCTCCACCACCTGAGCGTCGTCCTTGTATACGCCTGCCGGCTGCAGGGCATCCAGGATGGCGCGGATCATCTTGTCAAGGTCGGGTCGCTTCGATGGCCAAGTGGTTCGTGTACGGGGTGCTGTTGTGGGCTTCTTGACGGTGAAGTCAAGTACGACACAGACAGGACCTTCGAGCGGGAAATAGGTGTCTGCCACGTCGGAGGCAAGAACGCTTGGATCGTCACTGAATGACTCGATGGCCTGCTCCGCTCTGAACTGGACGGTGGCACGCCACGGCTTGAGATCCTTTTCGTTCGAATGAACCGTCCTCCCGCCCCCGTACGACTTAGTAGATCCCTGCTGAACTGGAGTACCCAGGACCTCGAAGTCCAAGAGCGGTAGGTAGATGACACTCACGTGCCCGCCTTCCTGAACTGGCGCACCCGGTACGCCTCGGCGATGTCGGGGTGACGCAGGGCGAACGCTTCAATGTTGAAGACGTCCTTAGTCTCCTTGTACATGAAGTGCTGCGCCAGGTCCGGGTAGTCGGCGACAATGCGGGACACGGCCCACTTGTCGCTGGGACGGTAGGTGATGACCTTCTCCCCGTTGACCATAGCGGCGGTGGCGGATCCCAGTAGGGTCTGGATCTTGTCCTTCAACCCGTCGCGGATCTTGGTCCAGCCGTCCACGTTGGCCTGAGCTTCCAGGTACGCAGCCCACGTGCCCTCGTCGATCTCGACAACATCCTCGGCGGCGTTTTTGTCAGGCAGCGCCATTGTCTTCTCCTAGAATGATTTTGATAACTTCAGCAACGACATCATCAGAAGTGAAATCTTCGTTACGAGCCACTTCCTTAAGAGCAGCCTGCACTTCGGGCTGCTTCAGGAATTGCCTTACACAGTCGTAGGCGGCGTCAACATGGTGTTTGGCACATGCTTCGTACCTAATTTCCTCGTCCCATGCTTCATGACCGTGGGAACAGGAAGTCCCGGTAATCCCAGCCAGGTGTCGTTTCAAATCTCTCATCATCAGTCCTTAATGAAATCTGTCTGGTCACCTTGGACACACACCCAGGCGATTGACTCCTGATTGAATTCTTGACGAACCTCGTTGAGTTCGTTGCGTAGCCGCAGCACGTTCTCCGGGGTGCCGATCTCCACGCACCACAGCGCGTTCTGCCATGGTTCGTTGGGTAGCGACAACCCGGAGAAGTGAATCTTCGGCGCGATGGTTTTGATGGCCAGGTTCACTTTGCGCCAGTATCGTGCCCACTCAGGTTGGGACAGCTTGTCATCGGAATTGCCGATGCTGACATAAATGAAATACATCAGTACGCCTTCAGGGTTTCGTCGTAGTCGCCACGCTTCACGGCGGCAATGAAATCAGTCCACTGCTCTTCTGTGAGCACCAGGTCGCGACCGTTGTCACTTTCCAACAGGTCGCCAGTGTCACGGACCCAGACGAGGGTGCCGATCCGCGAGATGATCACCGGAAAGCGTGCTGTTTGCTTTGTTGGCCCTACCCATTCCACCAGGAAACTCCTTCCCGTCATTACATCGATGCATTTAAAACAATGTCTGGTCGTTCTTCAGTGGTTCGGTGGTGCTAAGTGGCCGGGACCGTGAAGTCCCGACGCACTTGTCGCACAGCACCGACATCAGGCGCTTACCGCCATACGTGAGTCCGTCATAGATGTGCCAGCCTTTGACGCGAGCCTTATCAAACTCCTTATCGCGTCCCTCGGTGGTTAGCCGCATCGAGCCGCACACCTCGTAGTTGTCGCAACGAAGCTGGGGAAGGCTGCGCCCGGCCATTACTCGTCCTTCAGGTAGCGGTCACGCACGTAGACGCCGATATTCGGCAGAGAGACGTCATCGTCGTCATTCATCTTGATAACAGTCATCTCAAGCTCGGCATCATCAACGTCCAGCCACTCCTTGACCACATACGGCAGATAACCGTTCTGGTATCCGGAGTCAATGACATCTTCAACGTTCACGTCATATTGCTGGGCGTACACCAGGCAGGCCACACCGAGACCGCAGTAGCCTTCCTCGTCGTACAGGTCACCCTTGGTCTGCGGGTGATTGCCGAAGATCAGTTCATCAACCCACTTCTGGGCGTTTTGCTTATTCACTACTCCTCCTTCAGATACTTGTCGCGAATGTAGGTGCCGATTTCCGGCAGCGTCTTCTCCATCCGGTCGTTCAGCTTTACGATCTCCTGCTCAACGTGCTCGTTGATTCCGAGCCAGTCGGACACCTTCGCCGGGACGAAGCTCTCTGGATACCGATCAAAACCCATGCCGCTGCGTACCTGCCAGAACGTCAATCCGTTCTCCTTGCCGAACGCCACTACTGCCACGCCCAGAGCGCAGAACTTGTTGTCCTGGCCATTCGTCAAACTGCCGGCACACTGCTCGTAGTCACCGAACATCAATTCGTCGACCCACTTTTGTACAGCGTCCTTATTCACGTTCACTCCTGTCCTTAACGCAGATGTCCTCATCGCAGGGAATGTGGTGGTGCTCCCGGCTGACCAGCGTGTAGCAGTCGGGCCGGCTGTCGTCGTTGGGATGACACAGGGGCAGCGCGTTGTAGGACCCGGAACCCCCGGCAGCATCACCCATGACACGCCCACAATGGGCGCAGTGAAGGGTCATCGGCTGTGGCGGAATCTCGTCGAAATCAAACACCGGGCCTACTCTCGTACCGCAGCCACGCGAGGAGAGCCTCGCGTCCCCGGTCGTAGTAGGCGTCAGCCAGTTCGTCGCGGTCCTCGTAGCGGGCACCCACCGGAATGGCCTCCAGTGCCTCCACGGCGAAGTCGGGGGCATCCTCGGAGAAGGAGTCCTCAAAGGCTGTGTCGAGAATGTCGAACACGTACCACGGGATGCCGTAGTGCAGTTCTCCCAGGACATGCCAGGCGGCTACCACCGAACCGGTGCCAAGCTCCGCGCGACCATGCTCAAAAACCCAGTCTTCCACGGCCGTATGCACTTCCGGGGCAATCAGTGGCAGGGTGCAGCCCACCAGACAGCCCTTGTACTCCCCGTTTCCCTTGCCCGGGTCTGCAGTCTGATAGACGCCTTGAAGGATCTGGTCCAAGCGGCGATGATGGCGCATCCGTGCCACCACAGCATCCTTCAAATCCTCATCGCCGAACCAGGCACCCAGGCTCGGATCACCCTGGTACTTGATCGGCAGATCGGTCGCGTCAATCACTGCTCCTCCTTCAACCGTTGCTCGTATTCGTCAATGAACATGAAAATCGCTGTCAGCATCTCTGCCGGTGTCCACGGACCCGGCGATACCTTCCGCAGGATCTCATCGGGCCGCCACGTTGACAGTTCGTCAGCCAACCGGCGCAGAGTGTCCACGCGAAGGTCGGTGCGAAGCTGAGACGTCAGCAGGAAGCCGTTGTTGTTCAACTCCTCGGCGGCGTCAGCGCCACGCCTGTGCGCGGACCTGATGATGTCCGACACGACCCGCCACTCAGCCGTCAACATCGGTTTCACCCTTGAACTCCTGCCCGCACGATGGACACACCTCGATCATCAGACACATGGCGCACGGGTCGTCGCTGGGATCCTCCACACCGAAGACCGGCTCGTCATCCCACAGCCCGCACAGGGTCTGCGCGATGTCGCAGCCAGTCGGGTAGCACCGGTCGCAGTAGTAGTGCACCCGGTCCCATTCCGGCGAGTCCACATCCAGCGCCAGGGTCGGCTCCGTCACGGCCATACTCACTGTGATGTCTCCCGTCGCGAGTTGATGTCCAGCCACGCCCAGTCGTGATCGAGCTTGGTCGCTCCACAGGCGCAGCGCTCCACGAAGAAGCTGCCCGATTCGCCACTGGACCACGGCTCACAGTCGTGTTGTTCTGGCGGCATGGGAGCGTCATACCACCAGATGCCGTCCTTGTGTTGAACGTTCAACATGACCTTGTCCCTTCTCTCGGGGGCCGTGGAGGAATCGAACCTCTCTTACCTCTCGGGACGCCTTCCCGGGTGCGTCCTTCAGGGATGTGCCACATCTACAGCCCCATGGAGTGGCCAGCCCCCGCCTGACGAAAAGGCTAGGGACCGGCCACCGTGTTACCTGGTTCTCACTCAATTATAGCAAGGGGAGGGGTGGGTGCGTCAAGCGCTTCTGCTTGGCGGCGGTCGTAATCTCCCGGCTCCAGCGACGTGATGCAGAACCCGCCGCCCTGGGGGTGCCAGTACACACTCCCCCGGATCGGCAGCCTCCTCGCCGCACGGGCAGCAAGTCTGTACGACTGCCACACCGTCTTTCCGCAGTGTCGGCAACGGCCCACGCGCCCCGAACGGGACGCCATGGTGGGTCACCTAACCCTCCGCGTCTACAAGTGCCTCACGTGCTTCGTCCCGAGCTTCGTCGCGCAGCATCGCGCGACCCTCCTCGGCGAGCCGCTGGATCGTGGTCCGCCTGGACCCGACCGTCTCCGCGACCCGCTGCGGGTCCCAGTCGTCCTGGGCCAACAGTTCGAGGACCGCGAGGCGACGCTCCCGGCGAAGCTCAGGCAGCAGCGTCTGGGTCATTTCGGTGATCCACGCGCCGCTGGCCACGAACCTGTCGACCGCGCCCATCTCGCCTAGCTCTTGGTGCATCTGGCTTTGCCAACTCATGGGTCTTCCTCCCTGGGTCAAGAACATCCTTCAAGTAGGAGAGTAGGCCCTCCCGGTCGGCAACAGACATGTCGCGACCACTGGTCAGGACGTAGGAGTCCACGCCCATCTTGCGGGCCAGGAACATCACCGTCGCGTCGGTGCAGGCGGGCAAGTTCAACACCCGCGCTGCGTTCATAAATTCTGGATTGTTATCCACATTCACCTTTCTTCCCAATTGACCCGGTATACGGGTACACCTCGTAGTAGCAGTTGATCAAGCATGTGCATCGAGCCTGGCGTCTCGCCCCGGAAGAACCCGATCGCGAAGTCTGGCTTGGAGTCAGCCATCTCCCGGTTACGGATCTTCAAGGCGACATGCCTCGGCGTGGTCGGTGTCCAGGCGTCAGGCGGATGGTGCTCAATGCTGACTCTGGATCTTCCATCAGGTCTTAGGTCAAGAGCCTTCACCCAGGTTTCCGCATGAAGATCAGCACCCTCGGGGCAACAACCTTCCACGATGACCAGGGGTGAATGCACCGCCTCGCTCAACCACGTCAACTTCCTGAGAACTCTGAACGTGGCCTCAATGTCGTCCCACGTCCGCGAGCCGAAGATCAGAACCCTCATCGGTTCTGTTCCTGCCGGCTCTCGCGGATGCCGTTCCACATCTCCAGCGTGTTGCGGGCTTCGCGCAGCGACTTCTTGATCGACTGTTCGACCTTCTCCGCGATCCGGCCAGGCGTGGATTCCCGATCCTCCGCCATGATCTGCGTCAGGTCGGACAGGGCGTCCTCGCATGCCAGGATGTAGCCCTCCACGTACCTCGCCATCCACTCGGCCGTGTCTGGGTTGAGGCGTGGAGCGCTGAACTTTCCATGTTGCTTCTCCATCCCCTCACCCTACCAGCACCCCTCCCTCCCCGTCCATGGGAAGCTCAGAGCCCTATCACAAGATTCGATTGCCACAGGAAATTCCCGGGAACTACCCCCCCAGCGTTCTATCATG